TGTGCAAGTATCTTTTGGTCTGCAAGTAGAGGCATAGTTTTTAGTTCTATCTCAAAGTTTGCAGATAAAGTTCTTCTTTCTCCTTCACCATAAAATGGTGATACAGAATGTTTTAACCAATTAGGAAACATTAAGAGTTTACCAACTTCTGGTTTTACAAATGCTTCTTGAACTGGTTTTAATTGTTTAATATCACTAGTACAGTTCATACCCCAACTAAAAAATGTAAAACCATCAGTAGTACCAGATGCATTATTTAAATCTAATTTAAGTCCACCAGTTTCATATTCTTTTGCACTACCAGATAGTTTTTCTATCTGTGGTGGTACTTTTAAATATAAAATGCAAGACATTCCAGTAGGCGTTTTGACGCCGTGATCGTGTAGTGGATTATAATCACCTTCATAACTATGAACTGTCCACATAGATACACAATCGCTTTTTGCATCTGCACAACCTAGAAATTGTAGATATGAATGTGTGAAACCTTCAAGAAGTGCTTTCAAACCTTTTACTGGCTTATCTTCAAAGTTCATATCTAATTGTGCAGACTTTTTATTTGATTTGATTTGTCCTACAAGTTCGTGTGAAAAACTTTTTGCACTTCCTCTTACACCATCAATATACTCATTAAATTCATCTGTAACATATTCTGGTAAAAATACTTCCAACATATTTAATGCTGGTTTAGTAACCATTGACATCTTAATATCTTTTGCAAGACTAATTGCCTCTTCATTTGTATCAACCATAATAACTCCTATTTAAATTTACACTCACCCATCAACTGTGTTAGACAAGCAAGTAAATTAATTTCTTGGTCGGCAACAAATGCAGCTTTGTATTGATAATCTGCAATCAATAAAACTGCTGTTGCGATTGAACGACCATCTTCAAAATACTCATAAAGATTGTCATACATTTTTCTAAATATTCTAGCAGGGTCATTATCTAAATTATTAACAACCCACTTTCTCATACTTGTAAAATCTTTCTCTCTCAAGAATGTGATTAAATCTCTCATATTCTTTTCAGAAAGGTTTACTAATATTCCACTATCAATTTGTCCAGATGTAGCATATCTTTGTAATTCATTAAGACATCTTCTCCAATCTGGAAAGAACTTCATAATTAATTCTGCAACAACTCTTTCTTCATACTTTACATTCTCTGTTGTGAGAACAGTATTAATACTAGACATAAATTGTTTTGCAAGATTAGGTTTTTCAGTTTTTGGAATATTAAATTCAACCACACTACAACGACTATGTAAAGGTTCTATGATTCTATTCTTAAAATTACAAGTAAGAATAAATCCACAGTTCTTGTGAAACTCCTCTATCATACCACGAAGTGCTGGTTGTGTTGATTGTGCATTTAGATAATCTGCCTCATCAATAATGATAAACTTTCTACTACCCTCTAACGACATAGTAGATGCAAAGTTTTTCATTTTATTACGAAGTACATCAATACCAGATTCTTCAGAACCGTTAATCATAATATAATCATAACCTATTTGTTCTAACATTGCTTTTGCAACTGTTGTTTTACCAACACCAGGCCCGCCTGTTAGTAATAGATTAGGAATACCATTTTTAACAAACTCAGAAAAAGTTTTCTTTAGAGTTTCTGGTAATACACAATCTTGTATAGTTTTAGGTCTATACTTCTCAACCCATAAAAAGGTGTTATTCATTTAACTCCCCTATGAATTGTATGTTGATTCTGGTTCTAATGCAATAAAATATGATACATCTAAATCTTTATGTTGGAAATAAGAAATACCTTTAGATGAAACTTGTACTTTATAATCACCAGGCAATAGTTTTAAATTCTCTACTTTAAAATAGAATTCAAAAGATGCAGTTGCACCATTACCGATTGTGATTGCAAAGTCATTTGATGCTTTGTTCTTTTTATCTTTTACTTTTAGTTGTATTGTATTATCTTTTTGACCAGTTAATACTAAATCAGATACACCTAATGTACCAGCTGCAGTAATAACTTTCTTTAGATTTACTTCTGTGATATCAACCTCTGCATCAACAGATGGCATACTAATTTCTTTATCAACTGTAACGATAACAGATGGGTCAGAATAATGATACTTACAACTTGAACTATTATCTTCTTCTGCGATAGTCATATACTTATCATTAAAAGATAAAACTGGTTCTTTAAATAAAGACATAGCTGCAAGATATTCATTTAAATTGTAGATAGGAATCTCTTGTGAGAACTCATCTGGAACAGTTGCAGATGCAACAATGTTTTTCATTGCAGATACAGTTCTTAACTGATTACCTTGTTTGATTAAAATGTTTTGATTGATTTGAGAATAGTTTTTTAATATCTCTTTAGTCTGATTTGACAATTTCATTATTTAGTTCCTTCACTTCAATAAGTTTATTTAAGTACCATTGGGCTTTCTTTAAGTCCTCAGTACCATTTTTATAATTGTATCTCCAAATGTATTTTAATATATTACCTTGAAGATAGCTTTCAAAACCATCACCAGTTGCACATTCTATTGCATCTATACATTCAATTTTTTGTTGATTGTAATGTGGTGGGTGGTTAACATTATCTATTTTTTTCATAAACCCATTATATATTAAAGGTGGGGTCTTGTCAACCCCACCGATAAATTTATTTTACTTGTATCGTTTGAGGTTTTTTGTGGTCGGGCACAATTCTTTCTAATGCAATGTATAACATTCCATTTTCCATTTTTGCACCTTTCACTTTCATCTCATCTGATAAAGTAAAAGTTCTTTTGAAACTTCTATGAGAAATACCCTTATGTATCATAGTTGTATTCTCATCTATTTCTTCTTCTAGTTTTTTAGAAGAAATAGCTAAGTTTCCTTCCTTTAGTTCAATATCAATGTCTTTTTTGGAATAACCAGCCAAGGCCATCTCAATTTGATAGTTGTAGTCATCATTTTTGACTATGTTATATGGTGGGAATCCACCACTTGTTGTATGAAAGTCAGTATCAAAAAGTCTATCAAATAGACTATCAAAACCAACTGTATACGGTGTTAACCTATTACGGTCTAATGTTGCTAAAGTATTCATATCTATCTCCTTCTTTAAGCAAGATTAATATTGAGTCCCAAAAAGGCAACTCATAAAGTTGGGGTTTTTTTGTTAGAGATAAACCCCATAACTCTATTTATTTATGACACTCTAGGGTAGGTATACTATATTGTGTCATTGAGAAGTCTTATGAACGGCTTCTCATCTATATTTATATATTATTACACTACCATAGAGTCAATAATTTGTCAAGTCCCTAAGCAACTTCTGCCATTTTTAATGCAGTATCAAGTGCTTTTAACTTAACTCTTCTGTTCCTACCATACCAAGCAGAAGTAAGTCTTCCGTCAGTAGTAGAACCTTGTTGGTGGTCAGTATTAAAAGTTACTGCATTAAACGCCTGCCACCAAGTACCTTTTGCATACTGATTACCAGGCTGAGTTTCAATAACTTCAAACGCTTTCCTACCATTAACTGTTGTCGGAACAGATGGGTTTTTAATATCATCATCTTTGATATTAGATGGATATACTGTGTTAAGATACTCAACAAGTCTTTCAGTAGTATATCTTTTACTACCAAGAAACTCTGCCATAGTCTTGTAATTATCCATTTTTTCTTTTGCAATACCAAGTTGTTCTTTAACCATTTCTGGATTAAACTCTCTTCTATGATTTACTTTTACCATAGAATCACTATCGGTACTCAAAGATAAAGTTAAAGTGTTATTACAAACAACCCTAATAGGTGTCATTCTAATATCAATAGACTTACCAAACTGATGTGGATTTGAAAACAACATATAGTTTTCTACCTCATCACCTTTGAATAATTCAAAACTTTGTTTAACTTTTGCAAGAGCCCATACCATTTTACCGTCCATTAAAGAACCAGCAGTATGCATCTCTAAATCACCAGCTTCAACATACTCAGAAAAGAAATCAAACGCTTCTTTGTTTTGAACTGGATTCCAGTTTTGTCCTACACTTGGTGCAAGAACTTTGTTATCAGAACTTCTAACTAATGCAAATGAACCAGTCTTTTGTTGTCCAGATGGGTTATCTACATAAGTAGGTAGTTTTTCTACATACCAATCTAAACCAGATTTTTTTAACATCTCGTCAGTTGATAAATCGTGTGGAACTTTTGTTCCTAATCCGTGCCAAGGCACTTCACCAGCATAAGCCATAGTTTCAACTAATGCACTCATAATATACTCCTTTTTTTAATTGTTATTATGTTATTTGTTATCATAACTATATTATACTTGTTTTTGGAACAATGTCAACCCCTTTTTGTATTTTTTTGATATTTTATTTGTGAATATACTTTATATTTTTTATACAAAATACTATATAAAGATATAGACCAAGCCATAGGGGATTTAAATGAATTTATTTACAATATCAATGTTAATTTTTACTTTTTTAATGAGTATAGGAATGGGAATCAACTAAAAAAAAAGGGAACGCTAAGTTCCCTTTTTCTTATACTATATAAGGTAATAATAAATACCCTACAATACCTATTGCAATCCACATATTTTTACTCCATATGTACGACTACCCATTGTCCAAACTCTCTGCAAGCCAGTCCTACACGATTAGTTCCAGTAATAAACTTTTTACATCTTTTACTTTCTATATCGTGTATTTCTTCAGTTCGGTCAATATGTTGACCGACTTGACCACCAATGAATAATCCTAGTAGTCCACTAGCCGCAAGTGTATATGGGTCAGAAACATTTAATTGTTTCGCACCCACTACTCCTAAAAATGCACCAACACCCTCAAATAATCCCTTTTTAGGTTGACTAAATGCAGTTGTTGATGCAAACAGAAAAATTAAAACAACAAGCAATCTCATTACTCTGTCATCCATTTATCAGGCCCATATGAGGGAACTGTTTTGATGTGTCTATTATTATCACCCAAGTCATCCAATTCTTTTTCTATATTAGATAAAGATTGTACTTCGTCTCGGTTTAAAGATTTGTCAACACTTCTTTCTAATTCTTTAAATGCATTATTAGAACGAAGTTTTGCATATACAGCTCTGTCTTTTCTCATTCTATTCATAAGTATTTTTATAGCTTCTTCATCAGAATATTCTAATAATACAAATGAACGATATTGAGTTCCAGCAGGATATACTTCCATATCTTTAATTTTATAACCAGCAACATCTACAGATGCAATTACATTTTTAGATACTCTTTCTAATTCATTTAATACTTGAGAATCTAAATCCGTAGTACCAGTTTTTGCAATGAATTGTTTGGTCATACTATTAAGTTTACCATTTATTCTATCTGCAAGAACTGTTTTAGCGTTCATAGTTGCAATATCAACAGATAATTGTAAATCTGGTGCGATTGCAGTTCCAGATGAGTAAATCATTTTTTCATCTTCTGGAAGTTCTTTGAACCAATTTGGTATAACACTAGATGTACTTTCAACTTTCTGTATTTGTTGTTGAATCTCTGGTGTTTCAACCAAAGGGTCAACATCTACTTTTGTTGCACAAGAACCTAGTGCGATGAGAGGCAAGATGCTAAATAACTTCTTCTTCATAATTAATCACCTCCTCTTCATCAGAATTTTGTAGTTTCTCTTTTCCCCAACCAGATACATCTTTTATATCTTGGCCGAATCCAGAAACAGTACCACAAGACTGTGTAAATATAAGTAGAGCAAAAACTCCACATAAAATTAAAACATTGGTTAAAATGCCTTTTCTTTTATTCATATATCACCTATTACATTGTTTAAGTTTAACTTCTTGTAATCCCAACCCTGGCATTACAACATTAAGTGTTTCTACTGTACACTCAATTCTTGGTTTTGTCAAGGCCTTTACTTGACAATTTAAATTTTTTGTTGATTCTAATGTTTCTGGAACAAACTCTTGTAATAATCTTTCTTTTGCACGATTAACTGCATTTTGACAAGCTTCGTTTTCTGACATATCTGGTGTGAATATATAATCTTCTGAAGTGATATACCATTTACCTTGTACTTTTGCTTTAATTATTACTTTACATTTCTTTGTTTCTCTAAAATACTCTGTTACTGTTTTATCTTTAACTTCTAATGATTCTATTGTTCCTTGAATTGTAGATGTAGTTTGATTATCATATTCACAAGGGTTTGTTGCGAAAACAAATGATGGTAGTAAACATAATACACTAATCTTTTTAATCATAAAAATCCTCTAATGTTGATTTAGTTTCTACTGATTCTATTCTTGCAGTTGCAATATTAAAATATTGTTCCTCTTTTTCTATACCTACAAAATCAAATTTCTCTTCTTTTGCAGCCATTCCAGTTGAACCACTACCCATAAATGGGTCTAATATTGTGCCACCTTTTGGTGTAATCAATCTACATAAGTATTTCATTAACTTGATAGGTTTTACTGTTGGGTGTATATTTTTCTTCTCTGTTACAAATCTATCAGTAACATCATTATCTATTTTAGAATCTTTCATATCATCTGCATTTCTACGACCAGGCATACTTGATGCTTTCTTTGTTGGTAGATTATCTAATCCTTGATTTCTTTCTGCCTTTGATGTTTTTGCACAATAGAAAAACCTTGCAGCTGAACCTTCATCACCAATAGTTTCAACATCTCTTGGATACATTTTACCATATACATTATACTGTCCACCCTCTATATGTTGTTTCATTTTTCCACTTTTAGTGTGTGGAAATATATCTTTTACAGCATCACTTCCATCGTGCATAACATTTGATGGAAATCTACCTCTAGGGTCTGCATCTGCATATAAAGTACCCTCTGCTCTAAAACTAGAATTACCATTATTAAATACAGAATCATCAGTTCTTGTTTTACGAACAACCTTTTTTCTTTTTACATTTTCTGTTTGACCAAAACTTAATTTATCAATACCCATATTTTCTTTTGATTGGCGGCCTTGGTCACGAAAGTCTGGATTAGAATCTGGATATTTTGCATCATTTCCCTCAACTCTACATTCATCTATATTAATACCACCAGTTCTATGTTTTAATACATTATCTACAACTGATTTTTCTGATAAAGGTTTTCTTGCAAGAACTAAAGGTTCGTGTGCAGGCTTCAACGCAGTTCCCCAACCTTCCCATTCTGAATTACCTTCTGTAATTGGAATATCTATTCTAGAATACTCATTTGTATCTGTTGCTGTACCAACATAGTTTCCACTTCTTATATCTTGTTTACTCTTGAGCGTACCGACCACTTCTCTTTCATTACCTAGTTTCTTATCTAATGACTTACCAATATTCATACTCTTTGGAAAACCAGAACCATATAACCACATTACTTGGTCACGAATCTCAAAACCAGCATCTTCTATTGCAACTGCCATTCTATGATATGTTCTACTTCCAGAAAATGCAAGTAGATGTCCACCAGGCTTTAATACCTTAAAACATAGTTCCCAAGTTTCTTTTTGAAATGCAATACCAGTAGAATCCCAGCTTCTTCCCATAAAACCTAATTCATAGGGTGGGTCTGTAACGATAGAATCAACGAAGACTTCATCTTCTGCCATCATCTTTAGAACATTTAAACAATCACCGTTGTGTAATTTCATCATAATAATTTACTAAAGTTTCTTTGTTTTTCAAACTTTATCACACTTCTAAACTTATCAAACATTGTATCTCCCTTATGACTTATGACAAATACATTTTGGTCAGCAAAAGTGTGCAATATTTTTAAGAAATCATCAGTACCAGTAGTATCTAAACTACTATCAAAGATTTCATCTAGTATTAGTAAATTAGTGTTGGTTGAGTTCTTCATTTTTGCAACAGCTCTCCAAGTAAAGAGAAGTGCAAGGTCAATCCTCATTTTTTCACCCTCACTAAAAGAAGAATAACTAAATTCATCTCTGTGTCTGGACTTAATAGTTTCATTAAAATTATTGTCCAGTTTAAAGTTAACATAAAAATCCATACTTGTCAAGTAGCCATTGATTAATTTATTCATAATCGGTAAATACTTGTTTATTATCTTTGTTTTGATACCAGTATCCATTAATAGATTTCTTGCAACATCTACATAAAACTTATCTTCTCTTAGTTTAGTTATCTGTTCCTCTTGTAATTTACATCTTTCTGATAGTCTTGTAAGTTTAACTTTATCTTCTTCAGATACTTCACTCTTTTTCATAACATTAATTTGTTGTGCTGTTTGAGTAATTAATCTTTGCATATGTGTTATAGAAGTACATATCTTTGCAACTTCAACTTCTTTTTCTCTAATTTGTTTTGACAACACATCTATACCTTTAAGAAGTTGTTCTTTATCGTGTAGTTCTATTTTAAGTTTGTCTATACCACTATTAAGTTCTTGTATTCTTTTTGATTTTTCTTCTATCTTTTGTTTCTTTAAATCTAATTCTATATCTTGAGTACAAAGTGGACAAGATTCGTTATTTTCAAAGAATTCTTTTTGTCTTTTGTTTTCATCTATTCTATTAGAAAGTTTAGCTTCCATCTTATGATATTCACGAATACTACCTTTAACAATATCTTTTTGTAATGTTTCTGGTTGTAAACTTTTTATTTCTAAATTTATCTTATCTGCTTTCTCTTGTTCTGACAACACAACTCTGTCACTATCAAATATTAAATGTTCTTTTTCTTCTATAATTTTTTCTTTGTTTCTTTTTATATCTTCAATATATTTGTTTTGTAAATCAATCTTTTCTTTTGATAATCTAAATTCATATTCTATTGACTTTAGTTCTTCTGAAACTTCTTTTACTTTATGTTTTAATAAGAAATTCATTAATGAGAATATCTTAATGTCTAATATATCCTCTACTACTTCTCTTCTATCTTTACTTCTTAATTGCATAAAAGGAACAAATGTAGATGAGCCTAAGATTACAACTTGAGTAAATGAACGATAATTTAATTTAAGGATTTGTTGTTCTAATATCTTTTGTGTATCTAATGCATTTGCATCTTGATTCATCATACGACCATTACAATATATTTCAAATATATTTGGTTTCATACCACGAATAATTTTAAAGTTATTTTTTTGTATTACAAATTCTATCTCAACAATAGTTCCCCCTAAATTAATAGAGTTAATTAGTTGTGACTTACTTACAGTTCTAAATGGTTTATTGAATAGTACAAAACATAATGCATCAAGAACTGTTGATTTACCAGAACCATTTTCTCCGACTATGAGTGTTGTAGGGCTTCTATCTAATTCAACTTCTAAAAAATAATTACCAGTAGATAATAAATTTTTCCATCTAACTTTCTTAAATATTATCAAATGAATTCCTCCAAACTTGCTGTTCCATACTTATCTGCAACTTTATTTACATTAGTAGAGTTATGTTTTACTTTACCACTATCTTGTTTGAACGGCATTACCTTTGTCAAAGTATATTTCTCGTCCTCTGGTTTTTTAACTTTCCATTCCAAGTCTTTATCTTTTGGATAGTCTAAATTCCAATTCATAGTAGATTTTTTAAGATACTTTCTATATGTTTTATTCATAGGATATATGTAACGAAACTGTTTACCAAAAACTCTAGTAATTTTCATTTCTTTTAGTTGTTCGGAATTAGGTCTGTGTCCATACTTCATTCCATCATCATTTGGTAATTGTCCTTGTAATGTTCTTGGATGTACCTTTTCCCCATCTAAAATATAAACATCTGTCCAAACAAATCCACCATATAAAAAATTTGCAGATTGATAAACATATCCAGGCTTACCAACAATACCATCTGCCCAAGTATAAAGATATTTTATATTGGATAAATTTTCTCGTATATAACTTAATGTTTTTGATAACATTTGAGATTCAGAATTACGAGGCATATCTTCATCCATACACATTTTTCCTATTTCATAATAATCTTTTGTATCTAATTCTGGAAATATTTTTTGTATGGTATGTTTAGGTCTAGTTCCCCAACCTAAAGTTATTACCCCAACTAACTTTTCATTTTGATAACAACCTAACCAATGTTTAGTTAGTCTAGGCATAACTGCACTATAATGTCTTTTTTGAACGAAAAGAGTTGCAACTTTCCAATCAATAGTCTTTATTATCAATCTTTAAATCACTTTCTGTTTCAATAACAACTCTTGCACCACAAGGTAGAATTGGTTTATCATTACCACCATAAAATAATTTAGATGGGCCTAGTATTTCAACACTATGACAATAAGTATTTTTACGACCTTCTTTGATAGTAATTACTGCTTCATTTGTTCCGTGTTTTTTATTTGCACGAATCTTGTGTTGATTTATGTGTATGTATTTTTTAGTCATATATGTAATCCATTGCGATTATTATTCTGTCTTCTTCTTCTAAGACATCTTTAGGTAAATCTGGAGCCCTATGTGGAATACTTGCATCAAAAACTACAAGTGAATTTTGTACTCCCTCTTTCATATCTCCAATACCTATATAAGTTCCATACTTGGGATATTTATTTTGTGCATAATATATGATACTTAAATCTGGACTTTCGTTAGTGTCTGCTTTCTGGTGTGTGTGATACATATTAATCGTTTCTTTAGATTGTTTCATACCCCAACACATTGTAAATGCACCAAAACCTATCTTGTTTAATATAAACATATCATATATTGATTTAAATAAATTATTCCAATGTTTATGTATTTTAACATATTTTCTGTGTATGTCAACCTTTGTTTGATATAAAGGTTTAAGTTTATTTGGAGTAGGGTTATGTTTTAACTCATACTGTATATCTTTTACTATAAGTAATCTATCTTCTTCTGATAGTATGTTATTCTTTGTTATTATCATTTTAGTCATTTACTATTAAATTTGAAACAATAGTTATTCTCATTTCGTCATTATATGATTTATCTACTTGATGTTCTAAGTAAGATGGTATAATTATCATATCATCTTCTGTTGTCAAAACAAAATGTTTTTCAGAAAATATTGAAAAGTCTACTTCATTTATTCTAGGTTTAAATTTAGGTTTAATATGATGCAAACTTTTAGCAAACATACTAGGATTTCTAAATGTGGTTGGTTTATGAACATCTTTATTAAACTTTATATAATGAATACAAGAATAGTCTGCAACTGGTAAATGATTATGTGGAGCCATATATTGAGAACCTTTAGTTGCAACAATATTATCTAAACTATATTCAAACCTTTTAAATTTTAGTTGTTTAGTAAATTCAGTAAATGTATTATTGTAAACATCTGTTAGTTTATCTAAAACTGGTTTATCGTAATCATCATTGTCAAAATCAGCATATGAATGATGTAAGTCACTATTACTATCAAACTTATTTCTATAACTATTTTTTTGGTAATTCTTTTCTACAATATCAATTATACTTTGTTTATTATATAAGTTTGGGTCAATATGAAATTTGTAAATCATTGTTGGGAACAATGGTATGCTGTCAATCCTCATCTTTACAAATACCCATAATCAAAGATAAAAACATTTTGCCTGGTGGTGCAATAATTCTAATACCAGAATTGGGTGGCATTACAATAAAACTTCCCTCTTTGAGTGGTAGTTTAAAAATGCCTTTCTCACCAGTTTGAATGTCTAAGTCTATACAATCTGGAGAACAACAAGGTACATATAACATACGATAATGTGATGGAACATCTGTAGCCTTGTTTAAATCTGCTTGTACAACATAATATTTACCAAATCCAACATCTTCTAATAATTTCATTAGTTTATCAAATAGTGGTTGCATCCAATCGTGTTCAGTTACATCTGCAAATCTTTTGTCTTCTGTAAAAACATCTTTTGCAACATCAAGAAAATTCTCGTGAAAAGATAATGCTTGATTATGCAAAAGAGTTTTATCATTTTTATTACGATTTTCACCTAACCAAATAGAACCCTTTGGGTGTATATCTTTTATTTCATTAAATTTAATCATTAAGTGGTATGAGTCCTTTACCTATCAAATATCCGTCATCACCTATTGCTTTATCAGATGTAAATTCTTTTATATATTCTCTAATGCCTGGAATTACAGTTGCGTGTGCATCTTTTACATAAAACCATAATGACCTAGAAATAGGATATGTACCATTACTAATTAATTCAAATTCTGGACTAATACCATTAATTGTTGCAGGCTTTACTTTATCTCTATTTTCTTGTAGAAAAGAATAACCAAATATACCTAATGAATCTGGATTTGTTATTAATTTTTCAATTATTAGATTGTCGTTCTCACCAGCTTCTATATATACACCATCTGTTCTTATTGCACGACATTCAGATTTATATAAATCTTTATTTTTTTGTTTAAGTTTTTTTCTCTCTGGATAAGTTTTACAACCTCTTTCAATACCAAGTTCATTAAGTGCATCTCTAGTACCAGATGTTGGAGGTGGGCCGTAAACGGCAATAGGTAAGTCTGGATATGTTGGATTTATTTCTATCCATTTTTTGTATGGATTAGGTTTGACAGTTTTACCATCAATGTCTGCTGGTACATCTTTTGCAAGTGCAAGATATAAATCCCTTATTGTTAAATGAAAGTTAGCACCTTTTTTTGAGTTTGCAATCGCAAGACCATCATATCCTATTTTAACTTCTGTAATATCTTTTATACCATTTTTTTTACAATTATCTATTTCGGTTTGTTTTATTCTTCTTGATGTATTTGTTATGTCTGGGTGTTGTGTTCCCATACCAGCACAAAAGAGTTTTAATCCACCACCAGAACCAGTTGACTCAACTACTGGTGTTTTAAATTTACTAGTCTTACCAAATCGTTCTGCAACAGTTGTTGCAAATGGATATACAGTAGAACTACCTACTATTTTAATTTGGTCTCGTGCAAACAAAGTTGTTGCAAATAATAATGTAAATACAAATAAGAAGTTTCTCATTTTACTTTCCTTTATTACTTTTAATATACTGAAGTATATTTTGTGGTGAGGTTTCACCATATGGGTCATCATCTGCATTATCTTTTTTGTTTGGTTCAACAAAAAGATGTTCAATGTTTTTATCATTTATTATAGCCGCATATCTCCACGACCTATCACCAAAACCTAAATTTTCTTTCTTAACTAACATACCCATTCCAGAAGTAAAATCTCCATTACCATCTGGTATAATTTTAACATTTTCTAAACTATGTTGTTCTGCCCATTTATTCATTACAAATGCATCATTACAAGACATACAATAAATGTCATCTATTCCTTCTTCTTTAAACTGTGAATACATAGCTTCAAAGTCTGGTAATTGATATGTTGAACAAGTTGGTGTAAATGCACCAGGCAAAGAAAATAAAATAACTTTCTTACCACTAAAATAATCATCAGTAGATTTATCTTCCCACTTATATGGGTTTGGACAATCCGTGCAATCATTATCTTTTACTCTTGTTTTAAAAACAACATTTGGAACTATATCAACCATTTTTTCTCCTATATTTCCATATTACTAGCCTCAACATACAATCCTTTTAACATTGTTTTGAGTCTATTTTTATCTAAGTTATTCACATCTATTTCTTCAACATAAGAATCCAATAAGGTTATTGTATCTTGTGCGTTTTCTATAATTTCATTTTTTACATTCTCAGCTTTCAAGTCTGAAAAGTCCTCTATAATTTTAACATCGTGTGCTTTTGATTCTGTTAAAACTTGGTCTACAAACTTATCAAACATATATAAGTCTTTTTTATTTACAACTATTAGTTTGACATATTTGTCCTCTAAATCTTTTATTTGATTGAAATTATACTCTTGACTATTAGAATCATCATAATAAACTTTTTTAAATATTGTATATGGGTTTATAATTCTTTCTAATTCTCTTGTTTCTGTATCAAATATATGAAATCCTTTTGGACATTTATCATCATTCCAATATATTTGATAAGGTGTTCCTAAATAAAATATGTGTCCGTCATCTGACTTTTTATGAAAGTGTCCAGACATTACCATATCAAATCTATTAAACTCTGATTTATCCATACCAGTTTCACTTGGAAAACCGTGATGCATTTCAAATCCTTTTATTTCAAGGTGACCCATTGCAACCGTAGCTTTTGTCTTTTGCATCTTCTCAAGTGTACTGTTGTAATTTGTTGAATTTATCCAAGGCAGAAAACATATAGGTATATCAAACTCAACAGTTTCAGCTTCTCTGTATATCTTTATGTTCTCATAACGATTACCAATTAACTCATCAAGTGAATTTACTTCATTAGTATTCTTAAAGTATGTATCGTGATTGCCCACTATCATATGCACATTTATGTCATTTGTCACAAAACTTTCACAAAACTTTTCTCTGAAGTCTCTTGCAGTTTTGTATGACACAAACTTTCTTCTATCCATAACATCACCTAGATGAATACAAGTGTCTATATTATGTTGTTTAAGATAAGGAAAGAATATATCCTCATAGAATTTATAAAAATATGTGTTGAAATGGTCGTGGTCATTCCGAGCACCGAAATGGGTGTCGGTTACTAAAGCTATCTTCATAATCTAATCTATTATGCCTTGTGATTTTAAATATTGTCTATTTTGTAAGTGATGTTCTTGAATCTGTTGTTTGGATTGTCCATTATATTCAACACCTATATTGTGTTTTATCATATACTCAACGATACCCATTTCTCTATCTTCTTGTCCATCATATATTTTAAAGTCACCTAAGACCCTACCAAACTTACCAGACTTATCTTTCTTTGTCATTAAGACTTGACTTGAACCCACTGGCATAAATCCTTCCACACACTTTTTTGCGTACAGACCAGCTTTCTTTTCTTCCAAGTCTCTTGTTCTTGATTCTGGTGTGTCAATTCCATAGAGGCGTATTCGTTCATTATGAATCCAAGTACCGAAACCCAAATCAATATTGACATCAATAGTGTCGCCGTCCACAATCTTGACAATTTCACATTTATATTCATACATTATTTCTTTCCATTTATATGTTTCCAAAGTTGTTCAACAAGGTCATCTTTTAGATATCTTCTATCTAATTCAATACCGTGTTTACGACCCAAAGTTTCCAATTCTCTTTTAGTCATTGTTAAAAGTCTTGACTTTTTAATTGGTTTTGGTTTTGGTTTAAATAAATTTGTTATAAAATTAATCATTTTATCTCCTTTAACTTTCTTATTTATTTAAGAACTTTACTAAATCATCATATCCACCTATCCATTTGTCATCTAACCAAATCTGTGGAACTGTTCTGAACCCTTGTTTTACTATATAATCTTTTGCATCTTCATCTTGGTCAACATATATTTTTTCAAAGGGTAAATCTTTTGTTTTCAATAAGTTTTCAGCCTTATCGCAATATAGACATATTGTTGTGCCATAAACTTTATACATTATTTTTCCTCATAAAAGTTTTCTAAACTCTTTTTAGTTTCTTTTTTCTTTGAACTACTTGTTTTATAAACCTCTTGACCATCAGCTGGTAACATATTCTTTTGTAAATAATCCATATACTGATTACCATAATTTGTATCATCAAGTGGATTTTGGTCAAAAGTAGCCATCATACTTTTTTCTATTATTTTATGTTTAGTATGTGTTTGTTTTTTTTCTTTTTGTATTCTACGAATAAATGCATAATATATTATTTGTGTAAAATATGAAAAAGGATTCTTTGACTTTTCTGGGTCAAAGTTATTTACATACTGTAAACAGTTTTCAATACCATCACCTATCATTTCTTCTTTATATGAATAATTGATAAAGTTAGGTCTGAATGATAAATGTTGTGCAATCTTTAAAAAACACTCACCAATATAATCTGTTACTGGTGGTCTTTCTTCCCCTAAAGATTCTGCATCTTTTACCGTTTCTTTCCACTCTGTGATTGCTTCTAAGAATTGTTTGTTATTAACATAATGTTGTTTTTTTGCAGCCAATATTATTTCCTTGTATTCATTACTTTACCATATTTTATTTTATTGTCAACCACATAAAAAAATAAATTACCTATTGACAAAATATTTTTCGGTGTTATACTTATTCTTGTATTGATTGAAATTAGTGTTTTGTATCATCATAATCATAAGGTACATTTTGATATTCATCAATTAATTCTTCTAATTCTGTTTCTTCTAAATTAGTTATTTGTTTTTTTACTTCAATACTATCATCATCAACTTTTAATTCATCACCGTTTTTATTTTTATACCGTTCAGCTTCATTATATCTTTTTAAGATATATTCGTAATATTTACATAATCCAATGTTTACTTCATAATGCAACACAACTTGATTTTTATCTATTGCAAATATTTTATCTTTAGTAAAGGTAGCCCATTTACGAAGTGCAAGGTTCTCTTCGTATTTACCATCTTTTCCCATAGTATTTACTGTACACATTTTCATAGGATATGTTATTTTAAAATATCCATTTAGTGTATCGTGTAACTTACAAATAATCTCATCACCATTTGATAATTTCATTATTCTGTAATTACTCATTCCATAACCTTAATTTTTTGTTTTGAGGTTTCCATTCAACTGGGGGTTCATCTAGTTTAGCTCTATTCAGATTAATATTTCCCCAAAAATGTTCAAATACCTCTTCTTTTGTTTCTTCTATATTAAACTCAAACTCTTTATACATATTATCAATTCTTTTTTTTATTTTTTCTTTATTATATTCTAGTTTTCTACTATAATCATACATTTCTTTCCACTTAATATAATCATCTTCACTTATCATAAATTAATCCTATGTATTGTATAATCAAATTGTTCTTCGTTGTATATATTTATTCGTTCCATAAAATGACGAAGTGTGAAGTTTTGTCTATTCTTATATGTAAAATCATCTGCAATATCAAATAATTTACATTCAGTTTTGTTATCACCTAATCTCAAACCTCTACCTATGGATTGTAAAACTCTAATTTTACTTTTAGATGGTGATGAAAATATTATGTTATGTAAATTTTTAATATTAATACCAGTAGAAAAAGTTCCATATGATGCAACAATAATTGCATCTTTAGATTTTTCAGTTATAGCTCTAATTTCTTCTCTAGTCAACGCATCAACACCACCACTTACAAAAAATACCTTTCTACCTTTGTAGGTATTCTTCATTAATTCATATAAAGGTTTTCCGTGTTTCTCTACAAATTGATATAACACCAATGTATTTCCTTTGAGTGGATTAACTAATTTATTTACAAAATGTAATCTTCTTTTATCATTGACAATATAATCTATCTCATCTGCATATTTTAAATCTTTTACAATCTTACAATCATTCTCATTATATCCTAAAATTAAACTATCTATTTTAAGATTAGATAATGTTTTCTTTTCTATCAGTTCTTTTGTAGTTATAACTTTATTTGTTGTACCAAACAATCCTTCTAAAACTAATTTATGAGTTTGTAAATCATCTAGTGTACCAGTAAGTCCAAAACGATATTTACATAAATGTAATTTAGTCATTATAGATGTAAGTGATTTTGCTTTAAATAAATGAGCCTCATCACCTATTACACAACCGAATTGTTCAAAATATTTTTTAGGAAACTTATGTAAAGATTGCCAAGTAGATATCACAACATCTTTTTCTATTTTTTTACTATAACCAGAATATACTTTTTGAATATATGATTCTAACCAACCATAGTCTATAAAATCACTAGACATCTGTTCTACTAAACTTGTTGTAGGTACAAGTATCAATGTTTTAAGATTTTTTAAATGACACCATCTTGTAAGACCGTAAATGATTAACGATTTACCAGATGCAGTAGGACAAACAAAAAGACCACGACATTTTCTGGCACCATAAAGAATACTAGAAATCTGATAATCACGAGCTTTGTATGGAATTTTAAGGTGTTTAATAAATGAAATAATAGTTGATTCATCAATGTCCTCTGGTTTTGTATTAAAATCTAATTCGTATCTAATGTCATTGCGTTTACAGAACTCTCTGATGTATGGTAATAATCCCAAATAGATTTGTCCAGTAGCAACTGAGAATAATCGTATTTTTCCATCCCATATTTTATTTCTATAACTGGGCATAAATTTTGCACCAGGCACTTCAAAGGTAAAATACTCTGAGAGTTCTCTTGCAATATGTGGTTCGGTTTCAATTCGTATGTATACTTCATTTTTTTTCTCTATTTTCATAAGGTACTTCTTCTTTGTTCAATTCTGGAAAAGCATCTCTTTTAGATAAAAGTTCTTCATCTGCCTTTGTAGCAGCTGCAATCTTTTCCTTATCTTTCGTTGTGTGTGAAAGACCAAGTGATGGTCTAGAATCAAATTTACAAAAATCACCAAATGGCCCATTTTTGTCTACATAATGTAAAAATACTTGTGTTTGCCACGCACCCTCTGGTGCATCAAATGCTTCTCTCCAATGTTCCACTTCACACCCACGATAGATTACTCCATCACCAGGCTCCATAGGAATCATCTTACCCTTTGTACCTCTTTTACCATCTTCTGAACCAACAAACATACCCCAGTTATAATCTTCTTTACCCTTGTAATCATATCCTAAACAACAAGTAATAGATACTTCACAAGATGGTCTATCTTTATGTCTTTTTAATACATCACCTACTTTGTACAATCTATAATAAGAATAACTAGGCCACAATTCTAAACCAGTAGATTGTTCTATTTTCTTTCTACCAAAATTCAAAAGTGTTTCCATAAGTGGGTCACCATAAACACTATGACTGCCAGGAATTTGTGCATTTTCAGTTTCTGGTTGAAATAGTCTTGCTTTATCGTAATGTGAATATTGTGCCCCTACTTTTGCAATATCTTTAGGTATCATTTCTTTTATAAGAACATACTTTTTTTCTTTAAAAAATTTTACAGTATCAATCATTTAAACATCTTTCCTAAATTCCATACTACTAAAGAGTATCTAGTTCCCTCAGTAACTGGAGTGACCAAGTGGTGTATGAATGATGGAAATACTATGATAGAACCTCTTGGTCTTATTTCTGTACAAGTGTGATATCTTTTATTACCCATATGGGGCCCTAAATCAAATTTAAGATTACCACCTTTGTAATTTTTTGGATTGGTTAAATTTATCGTTACGGATAATTTTCTAGTCTTCCAGAATTGATTTGGATTATCTACAAAACCAGGCGCTGGAATATATCTTGGTAATCCTTCAAATTTACCACCCCTATATGTTTTATCAAACTTTATTTCTTTACCAGTATCATCTTTTGCAATCATATAATTACCATCATTATCTTTTCTTCTTTGTTCTTCTACTGTTGGGTCAAATGGTATGTATGGTCTTGAACCACCATCAGTATGCCAAGAATAAAACTGGCCTGGATTGTATACTGTGAATTGACAAGTTTCAGAAAAATCCCATTCGTAATTCCAATTTGCTTTTTGATTTGCTTCTCGTATAAATGGGTGTATTAAATCATATATCCATTTATCTGCTAACCACCCAACTTTAGTATCTCTAACATAAACATCTTCTTCTTTAATACCTTTTTTTCTTCTACCTTGTGCAGTCAAATGATTTTGTGCGATATTACCAGCATTAGATGTTTCACCACCCTTTTGTCTAAAATCAAAAGTAGTAGCATCAGTTGCTTGCTTTCCATTCTTTTGTTCTGTGAGAGTCATATCAGATAACCCTCTTTCTATAATTGCATTACATTGTTGGTCATTTAATGCACCTATGAAATAATAGTAGTTATTTTCACATATACTCATAATGCACCCTCCGTATATTTAATCCAAGTTGTTATATTTCTTAATTGAAATCCTCTACTATGCAAATTTTTTACTATATGTTCTAAATAACCAGAAACTACTTTAAGATAATCTAGTTTAGATTGTAGTCTAATCATATCTTCATCTGATTCTAAATATGTTGGAATATCTTGTCTAAGAATTTTTAACTCAAATGGTTTCTCTGCTTTACCAGAATAGTATTCCCATTTTTGTTTTTTTAATATTTTCATATCAGTTTCAGCCTTACTTAACATAAGTCTAAAATTAGTGTAAAGTTTTAAATATTTATTTAATAATGCTGGACTTCTAGTCTCTTCTAGATTGATATTAGTTTCATCAATCTTTGAGTCTTTGTCAAACATTTCTTGTATTTTTGTTAAATCCATACTATATTATATACCATAATTAAAAAGTTGTCAAGTCTTATAACGATTCAAATTTAAATAATTGATATTGAAAAGTTGCAGTTGCACTCATATATTGAGTATCTGCTTGGTCATTTGTATATTGTAACGCAGAAAGTGATACTGGATATACATTTGAAAAGTTAACATTTAATACTGGGTTATTCTTATTAGATAGTATTGTTAATGATGCATCTGAATACATTGCACCATCTGGTGTTCTAGGTTTAGGTGTATCTGAAGGTGCATTTATTTTTGATTGAGATGTAGGAAACTGGTCTACATTTTCTTGTCTAAAACTTTTGAACTGAGCTCTATCTTCTGGAAATCCAATCGCCATAATCCAGTTAAAAAGTTCTTGATAATTCTGTAATTTTTCATCTACTAAAAAAGTTATTTCAAGATTTTCAAATGTTACCTTATCTGGTAAAACTGGAATATCTTTGAAAGGTGTAGGAAATATTGCATCACCCATATTAACGCCTGGTATATTACACGCAGTAGTAAAGAATTGTACTTTAGGTAATTGTATAATAGAGAACCTATACTGACTTGGTGCAGAATAGTCTATCTCTTCTGGCTGTCTTGTGAGTGCGTTTAAATCTGTCATACTATTATTTATAATCAAAAAAAAAGGGGAGCGAACTCCCCTTTTTTGTGGTGTGGTAGATTGTAGTTATTACATTAAGTTAGCGACTTTAACTCTTCTGTAATATTGGTTAGTTTCTTTAGTAAATGCAGTATTTGAAGAACCAGCATCGTTGTTATCAGCTAACGCACCAGCGTCAACTGCGAATGGGTTATCAATCATACCGTATCTAGTTTTAAAACCGATTTTAGGTTGGAAAGTTTGCTCACCAACTGCTCTCACCATTTGTAGTGGAACATATGGGCAATAGAAAGTACCAGCATCATAAGGTGAAGTACCTTTATATCCAACAACATAGTATTGACTTGCAGCTACATTTGCAGCGTATGGGTCAACATATACTCTGTAACGACCATTCAATACACCAGCAAAAGTGTTTTGAGTGTCATCAACTTGTAGGTTGTTGTTTAATGCAGATTGGTAATCTAGAATTCCAGCCATTTGTAAAGCAGAAGCAACATCAGCACTTACTAGTAAGATGTTACCTTTTCCTCTACGAGTCTTTTGACCGATTGCATTTGCATCTCTTTCAATTTGGAACATTAGACCTTTGAATTTTTCAACAGACCATCTACCGTTAGAGTCTGTATCTAAGTCAAAAGTACCAGAAGTAGTTGTATTTACAGCAGCACCTTCTACGGCAGTTCTGTAAATTCTTCTTACTACTTCCCTATTGATTTCTGCAAGAATTTCAGCAGAAAGGATGTTTGCAAGTTCTGTTTCTGCATCAAGACCGTGAATTGCTTTTAAGTCTTGTGCAAGTTCCATTGTGTACTCAGCTTTAAGTGCTCTAGACTTTGCAGTAACAGTTGATTTCTCAATAGAGAAAGCCATTTGTGCAAAGTGGTTTTGAGAACTATCACCTAATGCTTCTGCCTGTGCAGCAGTCATACCTTGTGCGAAAGTATAAGCGCCTTCTGGAGAGTCATTAAGTACACTTGGGTTAGTACCTTGTTGTGCAGCTGTCAGTGAAGATGATGAGTTATCAGCAGAATGTTCGCCATCTGCTTCATCAACTAGTGCTTCTGCACCAGACTGGTCATCAAATCTTGAACGCATAGCAAAGATTAAACCAGTTGGGCCAGTCATTGGTTGCACACCACAAATGTCATATGCAATTAAGTTTGGCATAGCTCTTCTTACTAATGAAATTAGGATCGGATCCCAATTTGCCATTGGATTAGCACCAGCTGCAGTTGCGTTAGTAGGAACTGATTCTGACAAGAAAGAAGCATCTTCTCTAAGTGCCTTTTCTTGGTTTTCTAAAATAACAGTAGTGACGGCTCTTCTATAAGCATCGTTGATTTTTGGTAAATCTGGATGGTCTAGAACGGGCTGCCACTTCTCTTGTAAATGTGTTGTTTGAAACATCTTAGTTTCTCCTTATATATTTACTATATTTATCATTACGATTTATTTACTGCCCTTTTATGGGTTTTGTTAATTGCAGCCGTATATGCCGCCATTATATCTGAGTTTGCTTCAATAGTCTTAGGACTTTCAGCGTCTTCAGATAATACTTCTTCAACTTTTTTCTCTGAAGGGAAGTATGATTCTTTCAAAGTAGATAGTTTTTCTTTAAAAGATTCTTCATCAGTGAATTCAACATCAGCAGTTAAAGAATGAAATTTTTCTTTTTCTGTTTCAGCTAGATTCTTTACAACTTCAGAAATTAATGATTCACGAACAAGTTCACCAACTTTATTCTTAGCTGATTTATCTTGTTCCATCAAATCGTTCACTTTTGCTTTTAGTTCCTCAATTTCTTTAGTCTGTGCTTCAAGAATGTCATATTTTTCGTTTGGAACATCAATATAGTGGTCTTCAAATAAAGATTTAAGACCAGTAATAAAGTCTTCAGCGATTTCTCCCTTTAGACCTCTTTCAATAGCAAGTTGATTTTCTTTTTTCCACTCTTCAGTAACATAAGTTAGATATGAGTCAATTTTCTCAACCATATCTTCTTTTGCTTCTTCAATAGCTTGTACTTTCTCTTCTTGTAAAGTTCCCTTTACTTCAGAGATTTTAGATGATACTGCAGCTTCAAATATTGTTTCAGCTTTAGCTTTGAACTCATCAGAAAAGTCTTCACCTTCTAGTAATGCATTAACATCTTTTTTAACATCAATACTCTCAGTTGTCTGTTTTTTATGATTTTTACCATAAATTTCAGAGGCAAGTTGAGTTTTAGTCATACCTTTGGTGTATTGATTAACGAGTTCAGTTTTAGAAAGTTTAGATAATTTTGATACAGCTTCTTCCATATCGTCATCATCATCATCTTCTTCATCATCTGTTTTCATATCTTTAGGTTCTTCTTCGTCCTCATCATCGTTTTCAGCTTCTTTAATAGTATCAGCCTTTTCTGGAGGAACAGCACCTTTAGTGGGTGCAGAAGTGTCCTTTTTAACTTTTTTTGCGGCGTCTGGTTTTCCAACCATATTCGCATCTTTTTCGGGCGTTGGGCCACCTACATCTTCTGGTTTTTCACCATCTTTCATTTTTGGCATAGGGTCTGCCTTACCACCAGTAGAATTAGGTTTTTTGCCGTTGGCTTCATCTAGTTCCGCTACGACTTCTTTTTCCAACTCCTCAATAGTCTTATCTAGTTCTGACATTGAAGGTTCTCCTTGTTTTAATTATCATTATTATTTATAGTTTTATAACTTTTTAAGAAATTTTGCAAACGCAAGAGCTTCCACATTTGGAAGTTTTTTACGCACAGAACTCTCTATAGTTTCAACTATTTCACTTATTTCAACTTCTTTTAGAAGTCCATTATTCCAAACCCATTCCTTACCTTCCATAATTCCGTTTACGAAAGCTTTAGGTGCAGAGGGGTCTGCAACTATATCAGCAGCAGCTGCCAACATAAAATCTTTTTTCACATAATTTGCACCGTTTTTTTGTTCAAGACTACCCATACCTCTAGAAGAAACACCAAGTGTGCCACCTTCATCTATGATATTTTTTACAATCTTACCCATTGGTGTGTTCATAATTTTTGCTTCACCTATAAAATCATCTCCATCTCTTTGTAAAGAAGTTACCATATGTGAAACTCTATCCAGATTTACCGTTGGGCCTTCTGGGTGTCCAAGTTCACCATATGCACGATTTTTTTCAATGAATTTTTCAGAGTATCTTTTTACTTCATTTTCCAAAACATCTGTTGGATATACTCTACCATTACGGTTCTTTATGTTACCTTGCATAAATACACCTTGAATTTTGTAATTTTTGCTACCTTTATCGTCTTCTTCGGTAAGAAATTTTACATTTTCAAGTGCTTCAGATATTAATTTCATTTATCTTTCCTTATGATAAGTTATCATAACCAGAAACTTTTCTTAATTTTAAAATAACGAAACCGACACAAGCAGCATCGTTTTCCATATCAATGTCACCATCTACTCCAGTTCCACCATTGTTTGAGATTATTGGTAGTTGTTGACTGCCAGTATTAAAATTACCATTACCATTTAATGTAAGTGCAGTTACTGGTGCATCTGCGTGAAACTCTATTTCAGTAGTTGAACTTACACTCCAAGTGCAAGATACAATCGCAAGTCTAGGATTTGTTGAAGCTCCAGCAAGACTAGATGCATCTACAACTCCGGCTGCAGTACCGTTTGTTCCAGTAATTGTAATATGAACCACCGTTTCAAAATCTGTATCTTTTAGATTTCTTACTGTAAAAGCCATTTTACTTTCCTATTGTTAACATTTCTCTTTCAAAGTAACTCATCAATTCTTTGTTTGTCACTTTGTGTTTTTTAGAGACTAAATTAATATTGTTCTCAAAACTATTTATAAAATCTGAGGAGTTAGAATCCATTTTATTGAATATTTCATCAACTGCCTTCTTCATTTTAGGAGTCAGTTTTCTGTATTCCTTACTTCTTTTATGTTCGTCTTTTTCTACTATTTTAGAATAAAAACTATCAAACTTCATCTTCCCCTACCTCTGGTATGTGTGATGTTACTATATCTTTTGAAATAGTTTGTCTTTCTTTTTCTAAAGTTTCTCCAACCTTATCAGACATAACACTTTTGAAATCAGACTCTGATTCTAAATTGTTTCCGTTAACTATATTATCAACCATTGATTTTATTTTTTCCTGGCTCATTACCATCTCCTTTTTGTTCAAAGTTGTTATCGCCATTTTCTTCATTATCGTCACCCTCACCCTCTATTTGTTTTTGCATTTCACCTATTTCGTCATCTGTTAAGTGTAATACATTCTTTTTTACCCACTCTTTAGAGAAGTATGTACCAACATAGTTTTCTACTTGTGATAACATTTCTAATCTTTCTTTGAGTAATTCTGCATTTTTTAATTCAGTAAAGTTATTATCTTGTAAGAAATCAAACTGTATGTGTTCAGACATTTGTTTCCATTCTTCTTCTGCAATAACACCAGTAAGAATTAATTGTGTTCTAAGTAAATCATTAAAAATTACAGAGAATTTCTTTCTTAACTTACCTACAAATTTAGTAAATTTTAATTCATCTCTTGTAATCTCAGTTGACCTACCTAATGAAAAGTTTTGTTCTGCTTCTAATCTTGAGATAGGAACATTTAATGAACGATATAACTTTCTTTGAAAGTATGTAATATCATCTATCTCACCAAGATTTGCACCACCAGGCAGTGTAGTAATCTCTGTACCTCTACCACCTTCTCTTCTTGGTAACCAAAAATCTTCTAACATAGACATATGATTTCTATCGTCACGAATTTCACCAGTAGATGCATCATATACTAGTTTGTTGCGATAACGATTCATAACATCTTTTAGATATTGTTCTGCTTTTATTTTAGGTAAATTACCTACATCAATATAAAATATTCTTCTTTCTGGGGCTCTTGATATTCTGTATATTACCACAGAGTCCTCAATCATTCTTAATTGATTTACTGGTTTGATTGCTTTATTAAGATACGATAATACAGTACCTTTATGCATATCAATAAGTCCAGATGGACAATATGCGATTGAATCATATGTTAATTTAACACCAGTAGAAGTATTATTTACTTGATGTCCTTGTTGATTATAAATGTAAAACTCTTTAAACTTTTTTACAACATCAACTTGACCTTTTTTACTAGTCTCTACTTCTCTAACTTTTTTAATTTTTCTAGGGTCAATGTAACGAAGTTGTTGAACACCATTTCTGGGATTTTTTGCATCAATAACTTTGTGATAGAATAATCTTCCATCAACATACCATCTTCTAAAAATATCGTGTGCTTTATTATTAAAATCTAATAATTGTAGAACTTTTTCAAATTCTTCTTTAATTCTTTTTTTAATTGAAGTAGAAACTTGTAAATTATCTAATGCAATGGATACACACATATCTCTTTCATCAGATGCGATTGCCTCACTTACGATATCTTCTATTGCACTATCACACTCTGGTTGTATTGCAATATCTCTATATCTTCGGATTAAATCATCTTCTGTGCGTGAACGACCATCTGTATCTAGGATTGTGGAATAGAAACCACCACCAGATATATCGTATGTACCATCATCAGTAGCTGGAGGCGTTACTGCCCCCAACTCCTTTTCTTTTCTTTTTATTTCAAAACCAAAAAACTCAGCCATTATCTACAACTCCTTTATATTATTATATTTATGAGTTATAAATTAATGCCTGTGACTCTGAATGTGTCATATCTCCAAATGATATCAAATTGTTCAATAGCATCATTAGTATCATATGCAAGGTCTATTGCACCTAATGATTGAGGAAAACAACCTTCAAGTACATATTGATGAAGAATTGTATCATCTCTATCTAATTGTTGAACAATCATATCTACTCTGTAATCAGCTGGGTTGGTTGCACCAGTATTATTAACTAAGTCATTAATACCGTTCATCCATCTTTCAACTTCTCTACGAACTCCAAAATCTGTATCGTTAAATACAGAAGTAGTCCAAGTATCAAATGTTCTTTCACCAGCAACATAAAGAGTTCTACCTCTGAATGGAATTGCAATTTCAGCAAGTGCTTGACCAGGCAAAGATGCTGACCTACACAGAAATGCAAACTGTTCAGTATTGATAGCTGCAGTTACTTGTCCGACTGGAGGAGGTAATATTACCCTAAACTGATTGGCACGAGCACCACCACCAGCAAGTCTTGATTTAAAGTCATTAATATTTGCCATCTAATTACCCTCCTATCTCTGTAAACGCAACACCAGTTCTTACGGCGACAAAGTTAAGAGTGATAAAGTTGATAGACCTTGTTGGCTTGACAAAAATGTCAGCAATAAATTCGTTTCTATCAATTACTTCACCAGTGTTATTAGATTCGTCTGAAACTACTTTAAAGTCAGTAATACCTCTTCGTCCTTGAATTTCTCTCAAGAAAGGTTCTACTAAGTTTTTAAACTGAGCTCTTGTGAATTCATCATTGAACTCAAATAGTTGGAACTTAGCTGCAGTAGCGATTGCTTTTTCAAGAATAATGAATAGTCTTCTAACATTAATTCTATCAAACGCACTTGGTTTTGCAAGAGCAGTCTTATCACCAAATAACACAGTACCTTGGCCAGGAAATGAGTTAACTGGATTAATTCTTGCTTTATATAATGTATCTCTTTGGTCTTTATTAGGTTCGTATGCAAGTTTAACTGCACCTCTAATTTGACCTCTAGTAAAACCAGCAGGCGAGAAAAACGCATCTGCAACAGATTCAGTATATGCAGTTACACCAGCGATATCACCATTTAATGGTACATAACGATATACATCGTTAAATCTATCATATTGGTATTTGTAACCACTATCAAAAACTGCAAATGATGTACTTGGAAGTAAATCAAAAAAGTTCTTGACATTTGTAGTTTGTGTATTAGAATCTGCAGCACCTACAACATCACTTCTTTCTGGAGAAATAAAGACTAATGCATCTTTTCTTTTCTCAACAATAGTGATTAAGTTTGTTGCAAGAGTTGAACTTGCTTTTGCAGCCATAATTAGGTTTACATCAACTGCTTCACCGTCATCAAATCTTCCGTATGCAGTAAGTTGTTCACCATCTGTAACAGCATAATCGTCTGTTCCATTTGCAAGTGTAGACCTATCTACATTTTCTACACCAGTTGTAAATTTATTAAAAGCACTTGAACCTTGTACTGATAAATCAGATGAAAGAGGTTGACCCCAGTCACCAGATGCATCAATAGCTGCAGTTGGGTGGTCTCCCCAATAAACAAATTTAGAATCCCTATAAACTACATCTGGATAATAATTTGAATTACCTTGAGGTGTAGTTGCTTCTGGGTGTTTTGATACAAAAGCAAATGTTTCTAGTATAGAGTTTAATCTCTCACCAGCAACATCGTTATCAAAACCAGTTTGTCTTCCAGATGAATCATATACAACTATGTGTATTTCATCATCAAGAACACCCCTTGCAGTTGCAAATTCAGATGTGCCTGGAGCTGTATCAAATAAATCTGCAAATCTCCAGTATCTTTTTACATATGAATCGTCTGCTAAATCTGCAATTAATCCACTTCCAGCAGGGTCATCTAATTGTCTGATTGTAATTGTTTCACCAGATGTATCTACTGCTGTAATTTCATATTTTTGTGCTTCGTGTCCTACAGCGAAAACTGTACCACCAGCGTTTGAATAAAATTCTATAACTTCACCTACTGCAAAATCAGTAGCGTCAATAGCGTCCATTGTAATTGTTGTTTCGCCTGCTGATGCAGAACCATCATTAGTTTGTTTGTTTGACATTTCTGAAAAGTTGTTTTTATCACAAATGTCTATTTTAATTCCGTTTGCGTGAATACCAGCCGTTCTTGCTGACCAAGTACCGTGAGTACCTTGTCCATTTGCAAAAGACTCTTGATAATGCAAAGTGTTTCTGATTAAAATACCAGAACCACCAGAAGATGCATTTTTCAATGTACTTTCAGTTCTTACAACTCTTAGTGAATTTGAATACTGTAAAAAGTTTGCAGCTGTAAAAAAATACTCATAATTGTCTGCATTTGGTTTACCAAATACTTCAACGAGTTGTTTTTCTGAACTGATACTTGTTATTTCACTTACTGGCCCTTTTTCAAAGGGGCCACAAACAGCACCAATAGTTGTAGAAACGGCAGGAACGATATTCGTTAGGTCAACTTCTTTGACTTCCACGCCTGGAGAAACTTGAAATCCCATATTTCTACTCCTTATATAGTTTAGTTAATCTACTACAACTATATTTATAAAAAATCGTTTTTTGTATGTTTGTTTTTATACCAAGTCTAAATATAAATATGAGTGAACATTATCAAAAATACCGTAATACCATACGAAAAGTTGCACGAAGACATCGTAGATTAAAAGATAAGTGGATTAATGAACAATTAAGAGATAAGTCTTGTAAATATTGTGGTGAGTCTGAAATAGTGGTATTAAAATTTTATCCAGATGATAGAAAGATTCGTGCAGATTCTAAAAAGAAAAGTTTAAAAAAAGATACTAGAAAATTGTTATTAGAACATATAGACAACAATGTAATAGTTTGTCATAATTGTTTTTTAAAAAAAGATAATGATTTAATTGATGAAGATGCATTTACCAATTTGTATCATACTTCCTAACAACTGGCGTCCACCTTTCACCATATTCATCTATTTGTGGTATAGGGTCATCAATACCATTATCTAAGAATCCAAATGGTGCAAGGTCTTGTTCTAATTGATTTTGACTTTCTGCAAACAATTTAGCTCTAACATCACTATCAGTAAGTTCTTTAAAATAAGTTTGACCAGACAACCACGCAAATAATACACAACACATCATTAAATCATCGTGGTGTCCTTCTTCTGCCTGATATGACTGTCCGTGAAGAACAAATGAAGACATCTCTGCAACTATATCATAATCTTCTAATATAATCTTATTAGACTCTACCATTGTTTTTAGATTAGAACAACCAATTTTTTTGACTGCCTTAGTTGTTCTCACACCAAGTTGTGATTTACCACCACTAAAACCACCACCAACTATCTGACCAGCACGACCTCTCATACTTGCCATTATAAGATTATCATATTCTAAATCAAATTGTAATGCGTTTGCAACTTGGTCACCAATGTCATTTACTTCTATTAATACAAATGCTTGATTGTATGCAAGTGCAACATCTTTGATAATGTTTGGAAATAACATAGGCTTTATTTCATTATTTTTATATTTGCCTACTAATCTATATGGTAATTGAGATACATCCATAACAGTAAACGCAGAAGAATCGCCTTGTATACCTCTAGCTACATCTGCAACAATAACATATGTGTGTTCTTTTTTAGGTTTTTCATATACATCAAGACCAGCATTAGATGTTAAAGGTGTTCTTAAAGGAATATTTTTTATTATAGATGCATTTATTAGTGTATTTGTAGAACCTAAAAACTCACACTCAAATTCTTTTTGAAATTGTGATTCACTTGTATTTGCAATCGTTTCTTTCTTCCACTTTTCATCTCTGCCTGGAACTTCAGACCAATGAACTTCTATCGGTACATAAGTATTCTTTTTTGTTTCTGCATCTGTCCATAATTTATAATACATATTCATACCATTTGGTGTTGATACAATAATAACTTTTGTAGATTGACCAGATGAAATAGTAGGATAAACTGAACTAAAGAACTCTTCTGCAATATTTGTAGGTACAAACGCAAACTCATCTAAAAATATCATATTGTATGAACCACCACGAACTGCACTTGATGATGTTGAGGCTGCAACTATGCGTGAACCATTTTCTAATTCTAAACTACCTTTATTCCACGATAGTATTCCTTGTTGCAACCATTTAGGTAAATGTTCATATGCAAGTTGTAATCTGGATAAAATATCTCTTGCAGTCGCAGCTTTGTTTGCAAGTATTGCCACATTCATATTTTGATTGAACAAAACATAATGTAATATATAAGAAACCATTGTGGTTGTTTTACCAGATTGTCTAGGTAGTTTACAGATTGTAAAACGATTGTTGTGAAATGTACCAACCATTTCTTTTTGAAAAGGATACATATCAAATGGTATCAGACCTTTGTCTAATGATACAATTTTAATATATGTTTCTATAAAATATTGTGGGTCGTTCATACATTTTTGAAACTCAAGAATATTTTCTTTTGTAAACTCTTGACTTACAAATGCTTTCTTTAAATTAGGATTTCCAAGATATTGATGTTCTATGCCCATTGAAGTGAAACACCGTGAATAGTATTAATATGAGATAATCCAGCACCTACTAATTTCCAACGAACTTGAACTTGAGGACTTGCAGTACCAGTCAAAGGTGTACTACCAGTGAATATTTTAGTTCCACTTGAACCAGTCACATATCCATTATCAGTCAAAGTTATCGCATTAAAAGTTGTATTATCTCTAGTTGCAGATGCACTTAATTGTGAATTTAATGTACTATTAATTTCTGCAAAAACAACTATTCTTGCTTTGGTCGGAGTAGAACTTGCAGTAAAAGTATCTGATATTAATGTTGTAGAAGTATCTGTTAATGTAGTTGATAATTCTTTAACAACAACAATACCTGGCCCCCCATCACCACCTAAACCACCACCAGCAGGAGTTGGATTGCCTGGATTTAATGCACCAGCACCACCACCGCCTCTATTTACACCGCCAGGTAAGCCTGGATACCAAGTAGGATTTCCATAATAGTTTGGATTTCTAGTACCACCACCAAAAGGAACAGCAGCAGTGCCACCGTCTGCTGTTTGACCACCACCTAGACCACCACCACCGAAACCTACGGAAGTCGTACCATCTAATATATTATAGTTTAGTCCAACACCACCATCACCACCAACATCTGTTCCAGTATCTTCACCAGCACCACCTATTCCACCACCACCAGCACAAGCACCTTCACCACCAGCATTATCATAACCGCCTGGAGTTAATACTCCACCATTATTTCCAAAACTGCCTGGTGAGTTTTCTGGTAAAACTGCTGGGGTCAATGGAATTGGATGATTAGTAGTTTGAGTGCCAGGTGCAAAACTTGAGCCAGGTGCATTATTTGAACCACCAGCTGCACCACCACAACCACCTCCGTGTAAACCAGCTTCCGTTGTGCCTGGAGCATATGGTGCAGTTCCACCAGTTTGATAACCACCACCAGCACCTCCACCCTCTCCTATGAGAGGCCCAAAGGAAGAATCTGTTCCAGTTTGTCCAGGCCCATAATATGTATGAGTCATTGGATAATTATATTGTGGATGTTCATAACCACCATACTCACCAGTTCCAACAGATGGGTCTGGTCTTGCAGTAGGAGTGTAAGGATTTGAACCAGGCGCTGGAGGTAAATATCCACCACCTTCACCACCAACACCAACTACCACTGCAACTGAACCACCAGGCGTTACTGGATAATTTGGATAATATATTGCACCACCAGCTCCAGCACCACCACCGTGAAGATTATTATAACCACCAGTACCACCACCTCCTCCACCACCAATTACAAATACATTAACATTAGAAACACCACTTTCAACATTAAATGTTGCAGGGCCTGTGGAAGTGAATGTAGTTATATCTTGAGTTGGTGGACTTGGACTAGTACCACTACCACCAGAGTAATAATCTGATGCACTATCATAAGCCATACCTACATTTTCTGATGTATCTACACCAGATTCATCATTGAATTCATCAACTACACCATCTTTTAAATTAAACAATGTTAATCCTTCTGCAACTGCCATCTTGAAACCTAATAAACCAATATTAAAAGTATTTGTATCTGATTGTGCTACACTTGCAGCTTGAAATCCACCAGCGCCATTTAATAAATCTGACGAACTGCCAGGCAAACTTAATTTTGAAAATGCAATACTTGCTTGTGGTGATACATCTGCGTTTGTGATAGTATTATTCAATATAACATCTGAGTTGACACTATTGTCTGCAATTTTATCACTATCTAATGCACTATCACCAATAAGATTTTTATCTACTTTTGTTATTCCCATTGTAATGATACTCCGTGAATTTTATTTGCACCACTTAAAGATGAACCTACTATTTTCCATCTAAGTTGTACTTGTGGACTTGCTGAACCAGTCAGAGGTGTACTACCAGAATATATTTTAATACCACTTGAACCAGTTTGGTATCCTTCATCAGTCAAAGTTATTGCGTTAAATGTTGTATTATCTCTTGTTGCACTTACAGCAAAATCAGAAGTTCCGTCTGGTAATTCTCCAAATAAAACTATTCTTGCAGTTGAAGGTGTTGAACTTGCAGTGAAAGTATCTGAAACTAAAGTCATACTTGTATTAGAAACATTTCGTTTACTTTCTGCAACTATTATAATACCAGGCCCACCATCTCCACCATATCCACCACCAGCAGGAGAACTAGGATTAATATTTCTTGCACCAGCACCACCACCCCCACTATTTACAGCACCAGGCAAGCCAGGAAACCAATTTGGTTGTTGATGATTAGTTTGATTTGTATCTCCACCACCGAAAGGTACTGAAGTGCCTTGTGGAAAACTTTCGTGGTCAACACCAGCACCACCACCAGCATAACCTACTGATGTAGAACCATCTGCAATATTATAATTTAATCCTATACCACCTTCTCCACCTACTGCTCCTTCAGCATCTCCACCAACACCACCAGCACCACCGCCACCACCAGTTGCAGTGTCACTAGGAACATCTGGTTGTATTAAACCACCATTATTACCAAAACTTCCAGGCGAGTTTACTGGTAAAACTGATGGAGTCAATGGTATTGGATGATTTGCAACTTGTTTACCCTCCCCAGTATTCCCATAATAACTTGTAGGGCCTCCACCACCAGCACCACCACTTCCACCTTCGTGAAAAACTTCACTAGTTACACCCATATATGGATGTGAACCACTAGTTAACCAACCACCACCAGCACCTCCACCTTCACCTATAAGAGGCCCAAATGCAGAATCAGTGCCAGTTTGTCCAGGCGAGTAATATGTGTGTGACATTGGATAATTATATTGTGGATGTTCAAAACCACCAAATTCACCAGTTCCATTACGACTATCTGGTCTTGCAGTTGGTGTATAAGGTGCAGAACCAGGCGAAGGAGGATTATACCCAGCACCTTCACCACCAGCACCTACTGATACTGGAATACTTCCACCAGGCGTTACTGGATAATCTGGGTAATAAATTAAACCACCAGCCCCAGCACCACCACCATCAGTACCATTATAACCAGCAGCACCACCACCTCCACCGCCCCCAACGACTAATACATTAACTGTTGTAATGCCAGATTCAACAGAATATGTTCCAGAACCAAGTGAAGTAATAGATGTTCTACCTATTTCTGGAGAAGGTATAGGAATATTTGTTCCTTGATTCGTATAAAAGTCTGAACTAGAGTCGTAAGATGCACCAGATATTTCGGCAGTATCTACACCAGATTCATCATTAAATTCATCCACTACACCATCTTTTAAATTAAATATTGTGAGCCCATCATTAACTGCCATCTTAAAACCTAAGACACCAATATTAAATGCATTTTCATCAATACCAGTTGTATCAATAGCACCAAATGAACCATCACCACGAACAAATTGTGATGGTGGGCCAGGTAATGCTAACTTACTTGCTGGAATGCTTGCACTAGGAGAGATATCTTCGTTTTTTACTTCTGCACCTATCTTAGAGCTATCAACTGCACCAGTGTTTATTTCACCACTTCCAATAGAGTCATTACTTAAATTCTGATTTCCTAACTTTGTTATGCCCATTGTAGTGCAACTCCGTGAATTTTATTTGTACCAGTAAGTGATGACCCAACAACTTTCCATCTCATCTGAACTTGTGGACTAGCACTTCCAGTTAAAGGAGTTGAACCAGTATATATTTTAATACCACTTGAACCACTTACATACCCAGTATCAGTTAATGATACTGAATTGTATGTTGTATTATCTCTTGTTACTGATATTGCAACATCAGTATTTAAATCATCTGCTATTTCTGCAAACAACACAACTCTTGAAGTAGATGGTGTCGCACTCGCAGTAAATGTATCTGATACTAAAGTCATACTTGTTGCACTTGAACCAGCATCAAAAACTAAAAGAATACCACCATCACCACCAGCATTTGTAGCACCACTAGTTGCACCTTCACCTCTAGCACCATCAGCAAAAAGTGCTTGTCTTGGTGCTGGTAATGCTGTGTAATATGGTGCTTCGTCAAATACACTTAATGGAGTAGGATTTGATGCACTACCAACTGCTGCTTCAGCTTCTATTGTTGGACTTGCAACATATGTAGGATTTGAATATCCAGCACCACCACCAGTACCACCAGTATAACCGCCTGGGTCAGATGTACCACCACCTCCGTGATATCCAGAACCACCACCACCATAGTGATAAGGTGGATAACCCATACCACCACCTTGAAAATGTATTGCATCTGGGTGTGGAGACTCTTGTGTCCACTCTCCTGGCCCAAATCCAGAACCTTCACCAAAAGGATATGCCGCCATATGTCCGTTTGCTTCTTGGTCTGCACCCCCACCAGATGCATTAGTACCACCAGAACTAGCAGTAGGTACACTAAAACCACCAGAACCATTAGTTCCAGCAGTAAATCCACCACCACCACCTTGTGCTTGTGGAGCACCATTTGAATTCTCACCAGCACCACCAGCACCTACAATTAAAACTGATTCACTTGCATTGGTTGGAGAAACTGTATCTGCAAAACCTGGCCCCTCATCTGGATAATTATTAGGTGAGCCTGGGGTTTGCCAATTTCCAGTTTCACCATATGTACCACCCTCTATAATTGTAACTTCACCATCAAAAATTCCAGTAAAACCACCACCTCCACCAATAGCACCATAAGCACCACCACCATAACCACCAGTAGCACCTATATCTCCACTTGGATATTGGGGGGTACTGAATTGTGGGCCAACACCACCTTCACCTACAACATAATCCCAAGTAGCACCAGCGATTGATGGACTTGCTATTGTAGCTTGTACACTACCACCAGAACCTCCAGAACCTTGAGCATTGTTTCCAGCACCACCACCAACCATAGTTGCTTCTATTGAAGTTGTTAATGTGGGAAATGTAATACTACCTTGAGTTCCAAATGCACCATATGTTGCTTCTTGAGAAGTGACTGTTACTAAAGGTGCGTGTTCTGGATTTTCAAAAGTGACTGCATCTACACCTAAATGCACTGCAACACCAGGCGTTGGTGATAAATTTTGATAAAAATCTGATGCTGATTCGTAAGATGCATTTGAGTTTTCGCCAGTATCAATTCCACCCTCACTATTAAATTCGTCTACGACACCATCAACAAGATTAAAAATAGTCAGTCCTTCATTGACTGCCATTTTGAATCCTAACACACCAACATTAAATGCATTAGTACCTACTGCACTTAAATCAACAGCACCAAAACTTCCATCACCTTTTAAAAAATCTGATGAACTTCCAGGCAAACTAAATTTATTTAATGCGATTGCAGCTGATGGAGAAATATCACTATTGGTTATTGTTGCATTTGATATATCAGCAGTTGAAACTGAATTAGGTTGAATCTGTCCAGAACTAACTTTACCAGATTCTTCAATCATATTGCTGTTTACTTTAGTATCAGACATTTTACCTACTTGTTATTTTTTAACATTTTTTGTAGTTCTGTTGTAGAACCAACAAACAATGCATTAGTTACATTCTTCGGCCCTTTGTCTGGTAATTCTTTCAACTTTTGCATTTTCAAATGTAAATCACCAAGTTTCTCTGTGACCTCTGCAACATTTTTTATGAGTTGTCCAGCAACTTCATATGTTCTTGGATGTTCACTTTCTCTTGCAAGGTCTAATATACCCTCTATTGCATCTTGTCCTTTTTCAACTAATGAATAAAAATTTTGTCTTTGATATTCAAAATCATTACCTTCATTATTTGTTTTGACAACAGTTTTTGGTTTATCTTCAACCTTCATAATTTGTTCACCTATCAATGTTTCATCTAAAATATTATTTACTTTAGACATTATTCTAATATCCCATAAACTGTGAATTGACCTTTTGTTATATTACCACTTGCACCCATAAACTTAATATAATTTTGTGCTGTTGTTAATGAACTTTCAAATCCAAACCATATATAATATGGTGAACCATTATTGTTTTGATGTATATATGTGCCGTGATATATTTTATTGTTTTGTGTTTCTGTAAAATATGGTAAATGAAGTTCTAAAAAATTAGTTTTTATAGTGCTTGTTGCATCGTGAACCCAACCTTCAAATTCGTGATAATTAGTCTTTGCCGAAAATGCCGCACCAGCTTCTGTACCACTTCCCATTGTTCTATAAAAATAACCTCCATTACTTGTAAAAGAAATTGTTGAACCATTATCTGGTGAATCAGCAAATCTAAAATTAGCATTTGTTGATAAAACAAAATCGTTAATTCTAATTAAATAACTCTTATATGTTGATGTAAAAACTGTATTGTTAAAAGCAATTTCTGAACTTGCTGAAGCATTGGTTGTTGCTAATTTTACCAGTGTGCCTGCCGAACCAAATTCAAATGCACTACCAGCACTATTAACTTTAAGTGCTTGTCCACCAGAACCTAAAGTATTAATGTTAAACAATCCAATTTTATCTACAAAAGTTTCGTCAAAAAGTATTCTATCATCTGCATTTGTACTAGAACCATCTGTACCATTTAATGATAAAAAGTCGCCCTTGTTTGCACCAGCGCCATCTGTTCCATCTAATATAATTGAATCGTTTTGCAGACCTAATCGTGTATCTGCATCTATTTTTATTTTTGATATACTAGAGTTTGCAATATCAACAGCTTGTATTGATGCATCTGCAATAGCTCTACTTGGTAATGTTCTTATTGGCACTTTATTCTCCTACTCTTATTTATTCATCACTACCAGTTTCTGGATTAAAGTCTTTTGCATCTTGGAAGAAAGATGTTGTTTCATTAAATCCAAAGTTATCATCAAAATCAGCAGATACTGGTTCTGGTGTGACACTATATCTTTGTTCTCTCTTAGGTGATTTGTCTGGTAAATCTGTAAACTGGTCAACTTGAACTGATTTGATAACAGACTGTGAAGTAACAGGCCCATACAAATAAAATTTTGCAGTAAAAGATAATGTATAAATGATTGCTCGTCTTGTTGTGAAATCACCTTCGTAATTATCTTCGTAATCTATACCAGTCAATACAATAGGTACATCTCTTTTTTGTTTCATATCTAAATTATCATTGACTGTAATTGTATATTCTGGTTGAAAAAAAGGTAATATCTGTTCTATAATTTGTAGTGCATCATCACCACTTTTTGCCATAACAAATAATTGTAAATCAACATTATAAGGTACAGGCATATATTGTGTTTCTAATTTAGAAGAACCTTTTGCACTTGTTTTTCTAATCTTTGTAACACGATTTAATTTTCTAGTTGTATCGTAAGAAAGTGTTTGTATTTCAAATGCAATTCTTGGTAATGTGATTGCAGTTGTTTTACTAATACTTGCATCTTCTCTAATTCTTGTAAGGAACTTTTGTTTAGGCCCATATGCTAATGGAACTTTCATAGATTGTGTAATATTACCAGAACTATTCTTTCTGATAATTTGAATATTATTAAAAATAGTACCAAATGATACTATAATTTTTCTAATTGTTTCGTGATAAAATTGTTGTCCTAACATTATGTTTCCTTCCCAGCGTCACCAAATGGATTTGATTCACTAAAGTCTAATATTGTATTATCTAAATTTTCAAAATCTTCAATCTGAGATTTTTCATCAATAGTATCTACATTATACTCTTCATTAATTAGATAATGATTTTCTTCTTTCATTTCAGTTATTGTTGCAGTAAACCCATTGTTTCTACCAGTAATAACTTCATCTTTTGCAAATGTTCCAGTTATATATTCAAAGTGTAATGTGTTACTATTTATTAATTTAATATAAGCCTGTCCACCGTTTGCACCAGTGATAACTTCGTCTAATTCAAACGCACCAGTTTCATCTTTAACTGTAATGTAATAAGTATCAGCAGTTTCAAGTAATATAGAACTTGCACCATACTGTGTTTCAGAAATTAAATTATCACCAGCATCAGAACCACCACCATCTGTTCTATCTAATAATAATAAATCATTATCTTCTAATGAAATTTCTTCTGTGTATGTTCCAGTTTGTTCTAATGTGAATTGATATGAAAGTGCATCTAAACTACTATCAGTTTCTATTTGGTCAATCGCACTTACACCAGTATCAATACCTTCACTTCCATATTCAAACAATCTACATTTTAATTTATAAACTGGATTGTTATCTAATTGAAAGAAAGGTTCATCGTGGTCAACAAAACTGATTTCAAACATTTTATTAATAATAGGATGAAAAACTAAATCACCCTCTAAAGGTCTATCTGCATCAGTAGATTCATCTTCATTTACAAGATATGCACTTTCACTTGTAGTTGTTTCATCTTCTAATAATACTGCACCAAAAGTTTCAGTAGTACCAGACTCTAAAACAACTTGTTTTGTTATGTCTTGAAATCTTTCTTTACTTACGACAAAGGTAACTTCATCTTTGATATCTAAACCAAACTTTGATACTAATTCTTTCTCACCCTCAAGACCACCCTCTGCATTTTCTACATACATTTCTATAAGTTGTGATTCAGAAAAAGTTGAAGATGTATCTTCACCAAATAAAGTATCTTCATTTACAAATGTTCTATTTACATAATAGACATCGTGTCCGTGAATCTGGATAGCTTCTTTGATTAGATTTTTATATAAGTTTCTCTCGGCAGATATAGAAGTTTTATTACTGTCGTGAAAAAATTTGTTGACTGCCATAACTTATCCTACCATATAATTTATTGGTAACTCAAATCCTAGTTTCATTTCTTCTTCTAACTTAGTGATTTCATCTAACGCTTGTTGATAGATTGCTTCACCGTTCATAGTAACTCCACCTAACATTTGAACACCATTAAATTTTGATAGGTTAGAACCCCATTGTTTTTTAATTAATGCAGTTGCATATCTTTTTAAATACATATCATCAAATACATCTGTGTATACTGCTGGGTCTAATTTTCTATAACATTCAATTAAAAGAAAATCACCGTTATTGAAATCTTTTTCCATATCTGCGTGAATATATAATCTGTTTTGATGTTCTTTGAAATCTATTGGATATTCACCAGTAAGAATGTGGTCTAGAAAATCTAGATGCCTCATTGTCATTTCATAGTGAATTATTGAAGTTGAACTGAAATCATATAAATCATTTAGTCTTAATTGATAACGAACATCAAATAAATTTTGAGTTAATTTATCTGTTACTGGGTATACTTTTACAACTGATAATACACTATCTGGAATAGGTAAATAATTTTCTTGTTGTAAGAAGTCTGCTGTAATTGAACTATCAACTTTATCAGTTGCTGTAACTGCACTTTCATTACTTCTCATTCTTGTAATTTCAGTGGTTGTTAGTTGATGTTTTAAATATACTCTTTCAATACCATCATAGTGGTATTTTGAAAAATATTGTAAAGCTTCATCTACTCTATCATCTAATTGGTCATCAGATATATTGATATCAATGACACCTTTACCTAATGCTCTTAAACAATATTCTTTAAATGTTGACTTTGAAGTAGGTACTGCCATAACTAATCCTTTTTATAACTATTTATAATAAAAAGAGATTATGTTCGTTTTTCAGCACCCTCCATAGTAAGAAAACCTTTTGCATCGTGTCCCTCTCTCTCCTCTTTAAAAGTAGCATCTTTTTTAAAACGAAAACTTACATTACCAGAAACACTTACTCTTAACCCTTTTTTACCCTTTAATTCTGATAAATTAGGTTCTACTTCGTGTACAGCCCAAGATGGAAACATAATTAATCTGCCTGGAACTGGAGCCCAATATACTTCATTAAGTGTTTCTCTTAATCTAGGTTTTTTTGGGTTGTATGGTAATTGAACTGCGATTGCTTGAGCTCTAGGGTCAGAAAACCATATACTTCCACATTTTTCTGGAGATTGTAAATAATAAACAAAACTAAAGTGTGTGCCTGGGTGAGTATGATTACGATTATGAGCACCAAACTGAGAAACATTTGCCCACATATTATCAATGACTGGTTCTGTATCTGGATTTAAATCCATCATTTCTTTTATTTTAAAACCTATTTGAAGTGCTTCTTTTCCCAAATCTTCATATTCTTCTCGCATATGCATATCTACTGCACTATGCCAACCTCTTGAGTTAGAACGAACAATACCTTGATTATCGTCATCTTTCCATTTAAAAATATGTTTTAACCATTTTTTATTTCTTTCTTCATAATTTAAAATATCAACAAAATGAAATAGTGTTGGAAACCATATCTCAGATGTTATCTTTCCTCTTTTATCTAATGGGACTTGTTGTGCGAGTTTATTAAATGTCATACATAACTTGGGCCGTGTAACCAACCCTCAATACAATTTCTTACACCCTTTGTAACTTTAGTAACACGCCAAGGGACAAAAGATGGAAATATAATTATTTGACCTTTTTGTCTAAATAATTTATTATCCGTAGTCATATTCATTAATTCAATATGTCCACCATCATAATCTTTGGTGTCAGATAATTGAATAATAAAAGTTAATTTTCTAAATGGTGCATTGTTTCCAATGTCTAAATGATAATTATAGAAGTTTTTGTTCTTATAACAAACTATTTGTGGATTGTCTGCTTGATAAAAACCAGCAAGTTGCATTTTAAAATTTTTATCATTAGCTTGTTGTGCAAGTTCTAACACTTTAGTATAGGGCCAACCTTTATCGTTCATAGGTAAAGATTGTTGTGTTGCTTTTCTCACACCTTTTAATGAACTATCAACCCATAATTCTTTAACTGTTTCTTTTACTATTGCATCACATTCTTTTTCTGCAAAAAACTGTGATGTTAATATAGAAACTATATTTTTATTACCTACCAGTTTGACAATATTTTTATCATCTGGTTCAACAATATTTTTTTCTTGGGTTTCTTCTTTTTTTTCTTCCTCTTTTTTAGGAAGTTCCAGAGTATCAATCTCTGAGTCTGTAAATGTATTCATAATTTTTCACCTTTTAATAATTATACACTATTTTTTATCAATGTCAATAGGGTTTTTAATTTGGTCAACATCTGCATTAGTAGGTTTTATTAACCATTGTTTTGTTCTGTGTTTTTGTCCATTAAAAACTTTTCCCTCTTTTGCATTTTCTAACCATTTATGTAATCGTGTAGATTTTACTGGTTTATATTCTTCTACCCAACCACCATCTAATTTTCTAGATAACCTACCACCAGTTTTAGGTTTAGGCATTTTATTCCAGTGAAAATGTTGTTTATTAGTATTATTACTCATATAATAATTTTTTTTATGATATGTTCCTTCTTTGATTGCAATCCAAGTTTTAATTTGTTCTTTTTGTCTTTCTTTTTTACGAATCATTCGTTCCCAACGAAACAATCTTTGTGTTTCATCTTCTACTGTATAGAAACGACCTTGTTCATCAATCTTTGTACCACTATATCTTTTATCGTGATAACTTATGATTGGAGGAAATTCTTCTTTTGATGGGGTTTTGTATTTTTGTTTAAATATCTTCATAATAATATATATTCTATGCCCACTGGAGTGCTACACCGTGAATTTTATTTGTAGCAGTAAGTGATGAACCGACTATCTTCCAACGAAGTCTAACTTGAGGGCTTGCAGACCCAGTAAGAGGTGTACTTCCAGAAAATATCTTAATACCAGAACTACCTGCTTGAAAACCTTCATCTGTTAATGTAATAGAATTAAATGTAGTGTTATCCCTAGTTGCAGATACACTTATGTCTGTATTTAAATCATCTGCTATTTCTGCAAATACAACTATTCTTGCTTTACTTGGTGTTGAACTTGCAGTAAATGTGTCAGATACTAAAGTCATACTTGAACTTGTAACCGTTGCCTGTGAAACAGATACGATTACAATTCCAGAACCACCAGTACCACCAGTGCCTGGATTTCCACCGCCTGTACCACCATTACCAGTATTTGCAGCTGCATCTGCACCAGCACCACTAACTGCTTCTGGGCCACTATTACCACCAGTTGCATAAGTTACTGGACTAGAACCATCTGCGATATTATATGCAAGACCAACACCGCCTGGATTTAATGCATTTTGTGGTTCAGTTGGTAAGTTATCATTACCTACTGCTCCAGCACCACCACCGCCTGCACCATCTCTATGTCCATCTGGTGGAGTTTGTGGAGTTGCTTGTGAACCAGCACCACCTCTGTTTCCAAAACCACCAGGCGAATTTAGTGGTAATACACTTGGTGTCAAAGGAGTTGGATGATTTGAAACTTGTGTACTTGTTCCAATATAATGTTGACCTTGAGGTGTTGGATTAGTTGGCAAACCAGTTGCTGGCAAAGGTAATGCATCTGAACCAAATCTTTCACCAACTGGTTGATATGCTGGAACGACACCCATATCTGGAACTTTACCACCAATACCACCACCAGAACCACCAGGCCTTCCTAAAAAATGACTTTGTGGGAAACCTTGTGAATCTCCACCTTTACCTCCACCTTCACCTACTAAGGGTAAAGGGCTTGGGTGATTAAAACTTGAGTCTGCACCATTGTAAGCAAATGAAGGATGAGGGCCACCAGGCGCAGGCGTTTCTCCCATACCAGCACCAACAACATATTCATAAGTAGCTCCACCAGTAACTGGATAGTTTGGATAATAAATTAAACCACCAGCACCACCACCACCAGTTCCGTCTGATGCACTTCCACCTCCAGCACCCCCACCACCAACAACAAGAACATTTACACCAGTTGCAGTTGCTGGTGCAGTGTAATCTCCAGTACCAGAAGAAAAAGTAGTTATTGCAGTTGTATTGGGAACAGACCCTGCTGATTTATTTTCATAGAAATCTGAAGTTGCATCATATAGTGCGTTTGAATTTTCTGAAGTATCTATACCACCCTCACTATGAAACTCATCAACAATACCATCTTTTAAATTATATACTGTCAAACCTTCATTGACTGCGTGTTTGAATCCTAATACACCAATATTGAAAGGTGTGTTTGTGTCTGCTAAATCGGTATCAATTTCAGTTTTTGTAGATGTGATACTTGCACTAGGTGATATGTCTGCATCAGTAATAGTTCCATCTGTGATGTCAGTTGATTTTATCTGAGTTAAACCAGTTAAGGGATTTGGCATAATTTATTTCCACTGCAACGCAACACCGTGTATTTTATTTTCAGCAGTTTGATTACTTCCAACAATTTTCCAACGGACTTGTACTTGAGGTTGGCCAGGTGCAGCTCCAGTTAATGTAGTAGAACCAGAATATACTTTTGTACCACTACTACCACTTACATAACCAGTATCTGTTAATGTGATTGCATCGTAGTTAGTGTTATCTCTAGTTGCAGAAGCTGTAAAATCTGTATTTAAATCGTCACCCACCTCTGCAAATACTACGAGTCTTGCTTTACTTGGTGTTGAGTTTGCAGTAAATGTATCTGATACTAATGTGCTACTTGTGGATGTAGTTAATGCTTTCATTTCCAATACGACTATTTGTCCACTACCACCATCACCGCCTGGCATATTAAAATAAGAAGGGCCTGAACCGCCTGGGCCTCCTGCGTGTGAACCACCTCCACTACCAGTATTTACAGCACCAGCATATCCAGTATCAGCTGCAGGATGATGAGTAGTAAATGGTTCGTGGTTTCCATCACCACCACCACCTTCACCACCTTCTGTTTCAGCGCCTGGTGCATATCTACCACCAGAACCACCACCAGCAACTTTACCATCTGGGTGAGCATAACCAGTAGGAATCCAACTTAATTGTGGGTTAGGAGCTCCTAGTGCAATACCATCACCACCAACACCAGCATTTGCACCACTAGCAGCTGTTCCTGCTGCACCAGCACCACCTCCGCCTCCACCAGCATAACCTGGCCCAGAAGCATAACAGATACCACCGTCAAATCCTTGTTGTGTTAAATCTCCAGCAGGATGTCTATTTTCTCCAGTTTCACCTTCACCTACTGTGCCATCTTCATAACCACCACCTCCACCAGAACCACCAGGCAATCCATCTGTTAATTCTTGGCCAGGAAAGTCTGGGTCAGATGAAGGCTCACTAAATGAATATCCGTGTCCACCAGAACCACCACCTTCTGCTAAAACAGTAGGGCCAAAAGTTGTATCGTTGCCTGGTCGTGAGTTTCTTCCTCCTGCCCATTGGGGATTTGCTATTGAAAGTGGGCCGACTGCAGGCCAATCAACGGGAAAATATGGTTGTTCTGGAGTTGGATAAGATGGGTGATAAGGTTGAAATCTACCTTCACCACCAGCTCCAACAACATATGCAACACTACCACCACCAGTTACTGGAACATCAGCATCTAAAAATACACCACCAGCACCACCACCAGCACCACCACCAGAACCTAGTCCACCGCCACCACCAGCGCCACCACCACCGATTGCAAAAACTTTAACCTCAGTTGTAGTTGGTTCATTTGAAAATGTACCAGGCCCAGTTGATGTTAATCTTGTTAGAGTTGCTTGAGGTGAAGGAATAGGATTAGGGCCGTCTAAATTTGAATAAAAATCGGAACTAGCATCATATTTTGTAGTTGCATTTTCTGATGTGTCTATACCACTTTCATTGTTGAATTCATCAACAATACCATCAATTAAATTGAAAACAGTAAGTCCTTCACTTACTGCCATCTTAAAACCTAAGACACCAATATTAAATGCGTTTGTACTAATTTGGGCTGCATCTAATCCAGCAACTTTAGATTCTGCAATACCAGCAGTTGGACTAATGTCTGCATTTTTTACTTCAGCGTCTTTTATGTTTGATGATTTGATAGTTGTTAATGGCATATTTATCTCTGGTATCTTGCAACTACAACATCACCGTCAGATAATGCAGATGCAAATGTTACGGTTGTACCACTTACAGAATAAGCAGATGTTGGAATTTGACAAACTCCATTGATAAAAATAAATACATCATTCACTAAAACTTCGTGTGATAATGTCATAGTAGTTGTTGAACTGCCACTTACAGTAAGTGTGTCTAAATTAAAACCAGTTCCTCTTCTTACTGATGTTTTAATTCCTAAATCTCTAACTTCTATTTCAGCAGATGCAGCTGGGGCAGATGTAAATGTAACAGTTGCACCAGAAGTAGAATAGTTTGTTGACGGTTTTTGAACAATACCATCAATCGTTACTAATAACGCAGTTGCAGCTGAAATTGTTGATGATGTAACAAATGCAGTTGTTGAATTATCACCAGTAAATGTATCTAGTGTAAATGTTTTTAATGTATCGTCTAAAAGAGATGCAGTAATAGAACCAGCAGCGATTGCAGTTTTTTCTGTACCAGGCCCTAAACCTTTATGAATGATATAAACTTCATCACTTCCAGCTAATGCTTCAGAAAATTCTAAAATCTTTGGAACACCGTTTGCATCATCTTTGATAAAATATGCAACATCTGGTTCTTGTCTAATATTGTTTACAAATACTTCTACATTAGATGCGTTAAGTCCAGGCACTTCTCGTGAAAGAACAACTGAATTTGCAATGCTATTATTTGTACCAGCATCAGAACCTACAAAGTCTTCTTTTGCAAACACATTTGCTGGAATATTTAAAAATGGACTACCTATATATGCCATTTACAAACTCCATTAAGTTACATCTTCAAGTATTGATGCAACAACATCTAATGTAGCTGCACTTCCATATACTAATACTTTATCGTTACTATTTAAAACAACCTTTTGTCCAGACACAATTTTAAGAGTTGATTGTGGTGGAATAGGTGCATCTTTTACAATATGAAATGCTTTGTAAATTACAATCGTACCAGCTGCAGTTCCATTTGATGCACTTGTATTTTGTGCATATGTAAATGTAGTTGCACCAGTTCTTGTAATCTTGTAAATTCCATTAACATAGTTTGTTGTAGAACCAGTTACATTAACATACATACCAGTTTGTAATCCGTGTGCAGTACCACAAGTAACCGTTGCAGTATCACTTGTTGATGCAACACTTGATATCGTTCCTAATGTTGCACTAGTGTCTTGAATAAATGCAGTTGCTGTTATTGCAGCATCACCAGTATTGGCTGCATCTAATTCAATAAGAATTGAATTTACTCCAGAACCATTGTTTGCAGTATAAACTGTTTGTGGGCCTGTTAAAGAATCGGTTGCAGTTGACTGATAATATTCTCCAGCAGAACTTACACTTATGAATGAATTTTTAAAATTATTTGCCATTTGTGTTTCTCTCTATTATTTATCCAAGTGCAACTGCGACTGCAATCGCAAACCCTTGTGTTGTTGCAGCTGTTGATTGTGAAGTCCCATCAGCAAATGTTAATGCACCAGAACTTAATGTTACACCAGCAAAAGTGCTACTACCAGAAAATGTATTATTACCACTAAAAGAAATATTTGCAGTTGCATCAAAGGCAACAGCATTTAGTGCTACTATCGCTTCTACTACATCTGTTGAAGATGCAATAGTACCAGTTGCAGCTAGTAAATTTGCGATATCACCAACATCACTCGCAGTTGAGTTAAATGTCGTTCTAAAAGTTTCAAACGAATTTGATGCTAATACGCTTCTATCTGCCATTGCTCTTCTCTAACATTTGTTTCATCATACTTTTCATTTCGTGCATTTCTGACTTAATAGTATTTATCTCACGAACTGCGTTTCTTAATTCATCTCTTTGTCTTTGTGCTTCCATTCTTCTTTTTCTAATTTTATTAAATGCACTTTCATCTGTATTTAATATTGCACCAGAGTAAGTATCTCTTACTAAATGGTCTTTATCCTTTACTTTCAATTCTGATATTTCTGACATATTCTATCCAGTTGCAACAACCCTTAATCTTTTTATAATTGGTGGATTAGTTGAATCTGTTCCTCTCATTCTTATTTTGATTTGGAACGCATTAAAGTCTGCAAGGTCTTTCGCAGAATATTCGTGTTCTATAAAGTCATCTCTTGTAGTAGATGAGTTAGTAGTAATATCTGGTTGACCATTTGTATTGAAGAAAGTATAACCAACATCATTAAAGTCTGATGAATCATCAGTTCTTAATGTTTTAAACATTACATCAATAGTTGATGTTGCTGGTCTGACTGCATCAAATTTTACATTAATCTGATTGGCTGCACTCTTCATTTGAACTTGTCGTGTTAGATATATTGCTTCTAAACTATCACCCTCTGGTTCAGTTGCTGGAACATACAATGTAGTTGGATAAACATCTGATGAACTTTGAATATTATTAAGTCTATGAGTTACAGTTGCAATAGATGCTCTATCTAAATCAATAACTGGTGTTAAGTTATCAAACTCTGAAGTCATAGTCAAAGTTAAGAAGAATGATTTAGATGAATTCAATTCGTTTGTTTCATTAATTGTTGATGTAATCATTCTTGGTACATCAAAATAATAGTTTCTACCTAATACTATTGGTCTAGATGCACTAGTAGATTGTAAATTAAATGATGTTTGTGTACCGTCAACAGATGTTGCAGTTGTTGTTCTAATGTTTGCAGTAATTTTTGTATTTGGATATTCAACATTACTTACAAGTGGTTTCATAACATCCATCATTGCATTTTCAGTTACAACAGTTGTTGAATCACCAAATTTAATACCAGAGGTTGCATTTGAAGCTGTTGTTGCAGTTGCAGTCTGGGTTGCAAGTGTATTTGCAGTTGTAATTGTATACGAATCAATTCCTACATTTCCGACTGCTGTATGAGTTCTATTAATTTGGTCTAATGGTATTCCATCTATTTCATATAATTCTATACCAGCACCAGAACTATGTGCAATCGCACCAGTAGGTCTTGTTATACTGGTTACAGCAGAACCAGAAATAGTACCACTAAAGATTTCATCTTCTCTTATATCACCAGTAGTTGAATCTCTTGGAACTGTAATTTTTAATCTTACTGAACCACTGCCTGGGAAACCAGTATTACTAGTTAATGTTAGTGAAGTATCAGAGGCACCAAAGGCACCGTTAAGAGTAGTTGAAACTCCAGACGATACACCACTAATTGCAACATTATTTGTTGTTGCATACATATGGTGGTTTCTATGTGTAACTTTTACTACACCAGAACTTGCAAGTGATTCTAATGAATTTTGTTTTAATGTTCTAGTTTCTACTGAATCATTTGTTAATACTAGATTTGATGTTTTACTTGTATCAAATTTTGCACGATAAAGTGAGAACTTAATATCTTCATCTTGATATGCGTTCCAAGTTCTATTGTTTTGAGATTTAAATAACACACCCAAATATGGTTGGTCATTAACAATCGTTCCAGTATCAATATCTGCATCACCTAATTTAGAAATCCAAAGTTTATAATCTCTTGAATCTGTTTTCACAACCAATGCATATTCACTATGGTCTGCAACATAAATTGGTGATTCAAATTCAAATGTTGTAGCAGTAGTTGCGTTATCTGATAATAATATTTCAGAAGACTCTAGTGTTTTAGATGCAAGTGGTAATAATTTCTCAGTTGGATAACCATCTCTCATCTCTCTGATTTGAACAGTTACTGGAACTCTTTCATCTTTTTCTTGGAAATATAAATCTACTTTTGTAATAAACTCACCACCAACACTATCAACAATAAATGATTGTGCAAGCGGATCCCAAGGCTGTATTAAAGTTCTACCTCTATGTTGGAAACTTCTTGATTCAAAAACTTCCTCTTGGAATAATTGTCCGTTTCTTGTTCTTGTAACAGTTTCTTCAATAGTGTTTAAGAAACCTCTTGCAGTATAGATACCCTCTGCATATGTTTCTACACCTTCTAAATTGACATCATCTGCTTCATTAATTCTAGAAGATGTTAATCTGAATTGTCTTTCACCAGTTTTAAATGCTGGGTTGCCTGGAGCGTTAGGGTCTGGAATACTAAAGACACCACTTATTGAACCAGTAGGGCCTGTTATGAAATTATTACCATCTTCACCTGGCGGTAATAGTTTTTGTACAGTTCCACTTTCTGGAGTCTGTGTTCTTGTTCCAGTAAATAAATTATATGTAATCTGAAGAACAGAATCTCTAGCAGTGCCTGGAGTTTCTGCACCAACTGGTGGTACTATTCCGTCAATAGTTGCACTTGGATTTGTTAAATTCTGGAATTGTACAACAGAACAGAATTGTGTTAAATCAATATTAGTTGTTGCATCTGCATTGAAAAATTCTACACCATATAATCTATGTCCAGCACAAGTATGAATAGGGTCTTCTGCTCTTTCAATCTGAATTCTCCAAAACTTTTCACCTTGAATGTTAGGGCCAACTACACCCTCAGCTGCAGTTGTAAAGTCATAAGTATAAAATGCATTACTATTTCTTGAGATGTTTATTGTTGTATGTAATGAGAACTGTCCTACTGTATTAAATCCATATTCAGAATCAGAACTCATAATTTTTGCAACATAATCGTGTGCAGTATCGTTGTTATCGTAACCAAATCTAATTTTACCTATGGCAGTCCAGTTTGGAGTTTCTGGTAAAGTGATTGTTGTTAATGTTCCACCAGGCTTACCACCGTCTGGAACACAGAAATCACCAATATATTGTCTATCAAAGAAAGGATAAACTCTTGTTTTAGGTTTCATTTTAGATGCTCTAAATGTAACATTTCTAGAACGAATAAATGGAACTACATCTTGTCTAATTAATTCATTACCGATAGGTTTATGGTCATTAACTTCAGTTACAAAAGTTCTTGTACCGTTTCTAACTTGGTCTGTTAAAACTAATTCCCAAAGACCACCTCGTCCCCAACCAGCACTAGTTTGTCCGATAACACCAGATGAAATAGTTTCCCAAGCATTCCATATAGTACCTAATGCATCTTCACCACCAGCGGCTTGTAATATCTGGTCAAAGTTACCCTCTAAGTTAATTACAATTTGTGGAAGTTTATTTACTTCAAACCATTCATCACCAGATGGGTCTAATTCTAATACACCAACCCAAGCAAAGAAGTATGCAGCTTGAGCACTTTCTACTCTAGTTGCAAACTTGTTTCCAACAGTTTCAACAGAAGTAAATGGTAGCATACATTGGTCACCAATTTTAGAATAACCATCATTTGCTCTTGCAGTAGAATCCTCGTTTTGTTCAATAAGTGCAACATTCTTCATAGAGTATTTTGGTCTTAGTGTTCTGTTTTCATAATCTATTGCACAACTATAATCTTGGTGAGATACATCACCAGTTTTATGTCCAGTAAAATTATCAACAACAAAACCAGATTTAAATCTATCAAATCCGTTTGCATCTAATACTTGGAAGTTTTCTGTTTCTGCTTCTAATAAGTTAAGAGTTGTATAATCTTCTAGTCGTTCTATTCTATTTTCTAAACGACCAATATCTCTCATTGTAAATCTGTTATTTTTTTGTATTCTTAAAAATATATCTTGTTCTGGTTCTTTGACATAAGGTTGCATTAATACATCAACTATTTTCATAGCTTCATTTTCAGATAATGGTTTAGGTGGTTCTGTTATTTCTGTTTCAACATCTAAACCTTCTTTAACTACAAACTGTTTATCTTTAGTTAAGAAAACACTATCTGTTCTACCTACATAAAAATCTAAATCATATTGAAAGTTAGAATTGTCTTGTGGAATATTTGAAACTATTGAACCAGCTGCAGAGAAGTTTCTTTGTGCAAAGTTAAATGTATAATCATTTACTCTTTCAGTAGATAAACTTTGTGATGATGTTGTTACAGTAGATATTGTATCATCATTTGCAACAGTAGGTCTAAAATCTATTGAGTCGTGTAATAAGAATCTACCTCTAGGTTGTCTTTGTTCTGTGTCTACTCTTGTTGCAAGGTATGTAGGAATTTCTTTATAATCTATGTTTGAATATGAATCTACATTGAAGAAATCACCAGTACCGTGAGTAAAGTGGTCGCATACAATTAATAATTTACCAATAGGAACATCAACATTTGTTTTTCTGATTATTCTAGAAATATCATAATATGAATCTCTCATACCATCATCTAATACATAATTACTAGTTACTACTGTATCACCAGCAGTAACAACAGTAGTTGTACCAGTTGCACCACTTGTTAAACCAGTAAATGTTTCGCCGTCTGAAAAGTTTTTATTAGATAATAAAACATAAAAGAAAGTAGTTGGGCCTGTGTTAATAAGAGAACCTATTGCACCACTAGTTGTACCTTTTATTCTTTCACCTTTAGTAAATGTTCCACTTGAAACTGTTCCAGTAAATTGTGGAACTAATGGGTCGGTAGATGCGTTTGCAGATTCGTATATTGCTCTTATTTTATATACATCAGTTCTACCTAAAGAAATCTCTTTGTGATGTGCAGATGTACCATATTGTACACCACCACCTACACCATTGTTATCTACAATAACTAAATGAGCAGGATTGTTTGTTTTGTTTTTTTGTTGTGCAGTAGTTTTTGAAATTGTTGCAGTCACTTTAACTACACAATCTGAAGATGTTCCGAAAACAGTTGTATCAGTAATTGTTGCAGTTTTAGAATCACCAGCCAATACAGCAGAAGTCATATCATCAATATCAATAATATCTCCATCATTACACCCACCAGAACCATCATCTAAAATAGTAATTGCATAATTTGTATTAGATAGTGCATTAAATGTTTCGTTAGTTCCAGCAGTTATTACTATCTGTCCAGAAGCATTTGATGTAACAATAAATTGTTTCTTAAATGTATAAGAAGTTTGTGATACACCATTGTTGTCCGTAGTCAACATTGTTTTTGCATATTTCTTAACTGTTTTTCTTAAAAGAATATTTTTGTTTACATCATTAATTTTTGTTCTTGTTCTAATTGCACCAACACTTGTTACATCAGTAGAAATTAAAACTATATCTGAATTACCAGTACCAGCAGTATCTGGAGTTGTAATACCAGAGTTTACTGGATATGTAGCTGTATTATTTGATGCATATGTAATAGTTGCTTTACCATTATATCCGTTAATTGCGTGGTCTTTAAATACAACAGTTCTACTTCCAGAACCACTTAATACTGAACCAGTAGTTGCAGTGAACGCTCCAGTTGCAGTAAATGTTGCAGTACCACTAGAACGAGTAGTATTAGATGTGTTTACAACTGCACCACCTTGAATACAGAAATAAGTTGCAGAAGTATTATTTGTTACACTTTCAATAACAATTTTTTCTGTTGCACTAGCAGCACCAGTTGGAACTTCTAAAACATCACCAGCTTTTAATTCGGTATTAAATAAAGTATTTTGTCCAACTAAAGTATTTGTGTTTCTTGTAAGTGATACTGTACCAGTAAGAGCGAATCTATTTTGCATAGTACAATCAGCACTAAAGTTTGCTTGATTAGAATCATCATCATTCATAAAGACTTGTCTGACTTGACTAATATCAAATGACTCTATTGCACTAATTGTTAAATCTGTTGTTGTACCATTTTGGTGTACGAATTCATCTGATTGAGTTGATGCACTTGATTTTGCTTTTTCACCACTTGAGAATATACCATTTACATTTGTAAGATAAACTGCATCTGAACTGACAGAGTGAACAAATCCAGTTGCACCAGAATTTGCACCAGTTATTTTTGCCCCAGCAGCAAATTCAGATGAAGTTACTACTCCACTAAAATCAATCTCTGTAAACATTTTAATATCAAATAATCCAAGATTAAATGTTGAATCATTATCTGCACTATTTGATAAAAAGTCAGTTACTGTGGAATTGTTTGCAGATGAGTCAAAACTTCTTACTCTTGCAACACCAATTTTTCCACCGTCTTCTGTTAAAATACTATCTGTTTCTATTCCTCTTCCTGGCCCACCAGTTGTTCCAGTTACTTTAGATGCTGTAAAATTATCGTGAAGTGAAACTTCCATAAATGGTTCATCAATAGAACCAGGCGTTTCTGGAGATATGTCTGGAGAACCAAATGCATTTTCTACTACGATTGTATTACCAACTTCAACTGGTGTGATTGCGTTATCAACATTATCAGTTGTTCTTGGTTTTCTAATATCTATAAATGTTGGGTGACTTTTTTCTATTTCATAACCAGCAACATATGCCTTACCAGGCGTTAGATGTAAAGTAAGTAAATCTTCAGATGCTGTATTTCCACTATCAGTAGTAGCACCAGATTCAAATATTCCATTATTAATACCATCAGATAAAGTTTCTCTTGCATCTGGTTTAAAATCTCTAACAATATAGTGTCCAGATTCGTCATAAGTTCTTCTTGCAAGTGTTTCACCTAATACTGCATATTCAGTATTTCTTGATGCAGATAAAACATTACCAAGATTTACTCTCATTATTTCTACAAAATTTGTATCATTAGTATCTGTTAAAGATAATTTAGAAAGTGTTAATGAAACTTTTAATCTATGAGCACCAGCTGCGTTTTCGTTTGATGTACCAGTTGCATTATCATATAATGTACTATCTTCTTCTGGAGTTACTAAATCTTCTGTAACTGTAAAACCTATTCTATATGATGGTGTGTTTCCATACTTATCTAAAACTAATGTTTGTTCTGTAACATTTACAAAAATACCTCTAACAAAATATGTTCCAGCCGCAACTGTTACTGCTGAACCTATTGCAGTTGCATCTGTTGATTGACAAGTTAATGATTCTTGTCCAGCAATAAATGAACCGACTGCACCGTTAGCTGTTAAGTTTTCACCATTAGAAAATACAAAAGTTTCACCAGTTAAATCTGGATTTAAATATTTTACAAATAAAGTGATTGGGTCATCACCACTTGCAGCTGCAGTTCCTACAACTTTTGCAGATACTCCAGATGTTGCACCAGTAATAACTTTATCTACATAAGATGAAATATTAGATGTAATGTCTGTGGTATTAAATGTTCCTTGAACTTTAACAGCATAATACTGTTTGTCCATTCCAACTTCACCACCAGATATAATTGCACCTTCTTTAAAGATGTTTCTACCCATTTCTTCAACTTGATTTTGAAGTATGGATTGTTGTGTGGTTAGTTCTCTAGCCTGTACTGCAAAGCCAGGTCTATATAATACTTTATGAAAATTTTTACTTGTATCAAAATCATCATAATATGGTGATACATTTAGATTTGTTTTTTGTGCCATTCTTAAAACTCAACTATAATTTTTACATCCTCTGTTTGATCAGATGCTCGTGAAATAGGTCTTCTGTTTTCTATATAAATTATGTCCCCACTATCTGGGTGCATTTCTGGGTTTGCATAACCACTTGAAAATGCGATACTATCAACAGTTTCAGAACCAGTTGATGATGGAGTGCCAGATGCACTAGAGTCTGCACCAGATACTGCATTTGCACCAGAGAATAAAACTGTGTTACTTGCAGTATTAATACCATAATTTGTAAATCTTTCTTGTTGATAATATAAAATCTTATTTGTTGCATCCCATTCAACGACTCTACCGATTGCTCCAGTAGTTGCTTGAGTTATTTTTTCATCTGCATCAAAATCTCCACTTGGTGAAGGAATATAAATTGCATATGTTTGTCTGGCAGTAGATGCTGTAAATAATGACGAACTGTTAAATTGAGTAGGATTTTTCATAATACCTACTTGTCTAAAGTCGTTTGCAACAGTAATATCATTACCTTCTTCTTGTTCAAACTTTGTATTTAAAATTACATAGTGTCCACCTAATTCTTCAACTGCATCGTGTCCGTGTCCAACTTGAGGTGATATAATTGGAGTTATAGTTCCAGCACTAGCTGAATTCCAAGTTGATAAAGTACCTCCACTTATTGCTGTTGTTGCACCAGCATTTGTATAAACATTAGTTCCTGCCAAATCTACTGTTGCAAAAGTATAATTTGCACCACCAGCTTGTACTGATGATACACCAGTTTCACCAAATCTTGTTATTACATTTGAACTCACAACAACCTTTAAGATTCCACCAGTTCCGTCTCCAGCAACTTTAACATAATAAGTTCCGTCTGGATATCCACTACCTTGACTTGTTACCAAGAAAGTATCAATAGGAGCACCATTAAAAGGTGCAGAGTCTGTACTTGTTGTTACTGCACCAGATGATACAGTTGAGTCTGTTGCAACTGCCATAAAGTCAGTTGTTAAAAATTTGTCTACTTGAGTGGTTGTCAATGTGTACATATATTGTAAATAATAACCACCAACAAATTGTTTTACTGGGGAAGTAAAAGTAGGTTCTGTTGAAAGTGCGATTTTTACTCCAGAAGAATTTAAGTTATATAAAACTTTGTAAACTCTGTAATCTGAAGTTATGAAAAAATATGTAGAATCAACAAGATTACTTGCACCAGTTTGATTTGAAGGATTAGCTGCACTAATGTTATGTTCGTACATATCGTAAGTAGTACCAGATGTATATGTTCTTCTAGGAACACCTCTTGATACATCAGAAGATGCAATCGCATTTGCACCTAACATTGAGTCCCATCTATAATTCTCTGATGTAATATCGTCTACTGGACTTGGTGGGGAAGTATCACTTCCACCAGAAGTTCCACTAGTAAAAGGAGTTGATTTTCCTACAAACATATAATAGTTTTCGTTTGTTTCAGAAAATGATTCCTCAAACTGAGCAGCGTTTGTTTGTCTAAATTTTTCTGTAATAATTGCAGCCATTGTATTTCCTTCTACTATTTAGTCCATCTTATGACGGTTCTGTTGGCCAAGTGACTTTATTTACTTTGTCCTCAGTATCTAATCCTTTAGGCAAGTCTCTTAACTCTTGTCTATAAGTTTTCCAAGCAGTTGTCATAGTTACATCAGAATTTCCCATATAATCAGACTCTGCAAGTTTATTATTTCTTTCCATTCTTAAACCAGCAATCGCTCTATCGTAAGCACCTTTTGCCCACTCTACATCTCTTGCTTCAAGTTCTTTTATTTCTGAATCGGTCAAAGGTACTTTTTCACCATTAACCATCTTGTGTGTGTACGCCATTTTTTATCTCCTAAATGATTCCATATACTTTAACTTCACCAAATACATTATATCCAGTTGAAGAATGATCCATATTACCTCCACCACCACCACCAGTAACTTTAATTTCAAATGATACATCAGT